CTTTAGGCACTTTAGGCACTTTAGGCACTTTAGGCACTTTAGGCACTTTAGGCACTTTAGGCACTTTAGGCACTTTAGGCACTTTAGGCACTTTAGGCACTTTAGGCACTTTAGGCACTTTAGGCACACCCCTAGTAGGCTCCTTAAGTCCCCTCTTCATATATAAGGAATTCTATTATACTATTATTTATTTATTTACATTTTTACGAAAGATACCTGTCGCTACCTTCTTAGACGATGCGTGTCCGCTTTTGTATTTCTGTTTTGCCTTGTTCGCTAATATAAACGCCTTCTTCTTATGGTCGCATCCCTCGCTTATTATCTTGTAATCAACCGCAGCCGCTTTGCCCGATGTTAAAGAACTGGCTAATCTAGCGAGCCCCCACGATTGCGGTGTTTGGTTTGGACGAGAGCCTGACGAATAGTATGCTCCTTCGCCCTTCCTAATAATCTTATTGAGCGTATCTAGAGAACATCCTGTCTTTACTGCTAGTTCCTTTGTGGGTGCTATGTTAGCAACTTTGTATATTTTGCGTGCATTCTCTATGTGATTAGATTTCTTCGGCTTGAATGATGCTACCTTCTCACGGTTATAATAGATGCCCTTCGCATATTGCTTTTGCGATTTTATAAGCATCTTCAGTTGTTTCTGGTTATCCTTGGCGTTTAGCATCTTCGGCAAATACCGCATAGGGAACTTTATGGGCTCGCTATTTGCTTTTTGGGTTGGCTTCATTATGTATCTTTATTAAGATATAAATATAAAAAATGATATAAAGACCATATAATAGATGATACATAGTTATACATTATTATAATGCTCTCTGGTGAATGCTCGTGTCCCTGTGGTGGCGGTCAATCGTGTATTGTGGATAGACGAGAATTGAATGATTGGGTGCACGAAGATGTCGTCTTCAATAAAAATAAATTGCCTTTGCGTAAGAACTGTCATCAAGAATATACAGGTGCACAGTTAAATGCCCTAGATAAATTTATGACAGATGCTAGTATTGACTAGGTTGTTATGCGTAATACAAAGTAATCTTCCTCTCTAATTCCACTTTTCTCCCTTTGAGTATTTTAAAATTGAGGAGAATATGACGCACAAAGTGGGCTGTATCTGTTAAATCTGGTCGTTTTCCTTGTAAGATTAATGATGGTGATTTCCTTAGGTTTTCTATTTTTTTTTTCATGGGTTCATCGTAGTCACGAGGGTAATTACCCACAATATCCCCTGGAAAATATTTCAATACATTTTCATATTCTTTTATATCACGATAATACTCTCGTAGGGCATATTCGCTAGCAATTTTTCGGTGATACTCAGCATAATTATAAATAAAGACGATTGTATCGTATAATTTCCGCACGGTCTCAATATGTTCGTCCTTATATATGTTTATAACTGTCATATAATCTTGCGATACATCCTCATTCGCAGGGATAACTTGGTATCCTTTATCATTCATACCAAAGAGCCGTCTAAAGCGGGAGCCTACGCCGCCTCGCTTTGCTGCCTTGGTTCCCTGCTTGCCTCCTAGAGTTCCCTGAGTTCCTCGTCCTCTAAGAGTTCCTCGTCCTCTAACAATTTCTAAGTATTCATTATAATTTCTTATACCGGCAGCAGTCCAGAAGTTCTGGTTAATAATACTTTCAAGTTCTTTTATCTGTTCTGTTAATAATTTTAATTTCTCATCAAGGCTTACCAGAGACATTTTATTAAGCCTTGTATTTTCATTAACCATTACAACAAGTGCCTTATTTTCCTGTATGGTATATTTTTGTATCTCTTCTAATTTCTTTTTATCGCTATATTGGGGGTTCTTGAGAATTGTGGATATATGAGCGTGTTGATTACTTGCTATTTTTTTTCCTGTATTTGGATGTCCTATGCTCTTCCATATATGTTCCAACTCCTCATAATAACTGTAGGTTTCACTTGTATAACTTTGTAATCCCTTTTCTCTTAGAAACAACTCAATTTGTCTAACCTCTGCCTCTATATCAACCTTTTTATTTCCCTGTTTATATTTATATCTAACGGACTTGATTTTTTCAGCAAGTTTTAACAATTTGCTTATGACACCGTGTTCAATAGGCGACTGAGCCATAATATATTCCACATTCTCAATACCCGATAACATACCTATACAACAAGTAGCAAAATCATCAATAAATCCTAGCATCATATCAATATAATATATCGCTAGAAACTTAGAGAGATATTTTGTTTCTGTCGTAGCAGCGGAAGCAGCGTGAGCGGCTAGCATAGCGGCTGGAGAACGCATACTATATAAAGGAGCATTAACACCAACCGTAGTTTTCCACGAAGGCGGCGGCGGCGATGTTCTCCTAGCGGCTTGTGGCGAAGCCGGTGATGTATTTAAACTTCCTATATCTATAAATACGAGCGAATTAGAAGAACTGGGCGTTCTAGGCGACTTACTCCTTGGCTTTCTTGAACCTAACATATCTATTCTATATAGATGTCTAGAAAATATATAAATATTAGGCGTAATATAGTGTAAGCGTAGCAGCGGCGACATAATGAAGAAGACCACATCTATAACCTACAATATAGAGACTATAAAGGATACAACAAGAGCATCTGGTAATGCTTTAGCATCTGGTAATGCTTTAGCATCTGGTAATGCTTTAGCATCTGGTAATGCTTTAGCATCTGGTAATACGCCTATTTTATCTTTCTATACCAGATAGAAGCCCTGATATTTGTGTAAAAACGCATCGTTTTTTATTTTAACTTCATATTCCAAAGTTATTTTCAATATCTGTAATACTCTTCTTCATCTTTATTAAATCCTCATCAATTATGAATTCTAACTGTGAGTTTAATATTTTATTATGTTTTCTTCTTACTGCTATTTCTTCTGTAGTCCAGACTACTTTTGGTGATACAAGTTTAGGCGAAGAGCCTTTAACAAATTGTCGTAAGTTGTCATTATATAATGGTTTAGGTTTATCGTAAAAATGGTTGTATTCCTTCTTAAACCTTGCACGCATCTTCACATCTACTTCCAATATATAGCCACCGAGTAAAGAAATAAACGCATATATATTTTGAAAATTCGTATTATTGGAGTGTTTATATTTATTCAATACTGATATTTGTTGGTTCATAACCCTAGGTTGTCGCTTTCTTAATACTCTGCGAAACATTTTTAAGATTGGAGAGTAATTAACACCTCCACTTTGACTATTAAACCTTCTAACTCTATCTACGCCGCTTCCGCTGCTCCCGCTGCTCCCGCTGCCTTGTGATTTTAGAATATATTTTATAAACCTTTCTTTAGCCTTTTCATTTACCCAGATATCATTAATAATATCTATTAATTCCTTAATAGTTTTATATTGGCTTTCTAATTTAATGTTAGTGGTTGTAATATCTATGTCTTTAAACAGCGCTAGAACATCTTCTACTACCCTATTTTTACTAAAATAACGCTGCATATATTCTTCAACACTAGCATCTGTCTTCATAACACTAATATCATTAAACAGCACGGTCATTTTATTTTCAACTTGCCCTCTTGTAAAACCATTAACCTTATATAAATAACTTCGTAAATAGTTGTATAACCTTATGTCTTGTTTGTCTTTCATAGTCTTCTTAAATAATATGAAATCTATGTAATCATAATTTTCGCTAATATCTATTGTTGTCCCGTTTAATGTGGTATATTTATATTGTTCTCTCTTAATTCTTTTTTGAAACAATAATAACTTGTCTATTGTCTCCTTTTTAAATAGTTCGGGTTTTATATAGTAGCACGCATTTACCTTTTGTAATATATCGGTTATACTAGAAGCAAAACTGTAAATAGCATCATATAACTTTGTAATATAAAATACCTCTAATAACACTAATAACTTTTTAGGGTGTTTCTGTGGTAATAAATCATAATATTGCGATAAATTATCTGTTGGAGACTTTGGTATTATTCTTGCTGCTTTAGGAGGATTAAGCCTAGCAGAAGCAGACAGAGAGCGACTAACAGACGAAGGAGGCGAATATATAGGATTTGGCTGTGCTAGCGGCGGCGGGTTGGATATATGTAATATGTTTGATAGAGATGACGGTGATGATGTAGGGCTATTTATTATATTCATTCTACAATATACAATATATATTATATAAACATAAATTATATAAATAATATGTGAATAAATATAAGCAAGCAAAGCGTAGCAGAGGCGACATAATGAAGAAGACCACATCTATAACCTACAATATAGAGACTAATGGAGGATTTTCTACGACCGAATTAGAATATAAGGATTATGTTAAGAATGATAAGGGTGAAGAGAACCTGCTACATTACAAGGTTAAGAATGTGATGAATTGCGATGAACTGAAGGCTATAACGGATACGACTAGCGTATCTGGGGATACAGGAGTATCCGGAGACGCTAGCGGCGTATGCGAGACCTTCAACAAGATATACAAGGTGGATGACACGATAGACGAGACTGTAGGTATTTCTAGTAATAACGACGACTGGCGGATACACGAATATAAGAACCACAAGTTAGACAAGGAATACCAGCAGGAATACGAGACCATCAAGTTTGATATTAAGAGCGACCTATTAGAAAATTACAAGAAGCAGGGGTATATTGAGAATAAATAGATAATTAATTTTTTTATTTATTATTTACAAATAGATAATGAATAATAATTTGTATGACGCGAAGACAAGCATTTGCTCGGACGACTGTTGGAAGACCGCTAAAGAACTACACAACGCCAAAATAACCGATTACAATCTGCTCCCAAATAACTTCGCCAGTTGCGAAAATCCTAATGTTAGGATGACAGAGGGCTATTTGGAACACCCCAATTTACGAGGACGCCCTGGATATGGTTTGGCGGACGACTGTCTAATAGACAACTATTCTATGCTACGCAATAATCCCGACGGTTTGACGCACGACAAATGTAAGATACAGTTAAACAACCGCATCTTCACATCGGGTCCTAGCCTGCGATGCGGAGCAGGAAACATCGGCGAAGAACTGAACCTGATTGAAGGCACCAACACTAACCCTTATATGTGTAAGAAGCAGATAATGGAGAAAGAAATGAATAACTTTATACCGCTCTTAGATTTTATGAAAGACATCCAAGACCCCAATAATATCGTGCCTGTATGGACGAATGGCGGCGAAGATACTCGGTCTTACATACATCGTGCGGAGTTTAACAAGAATTGTAATTGGGTAGGGCGTAATAAGAATATGACCGTATAAATAAATTATACTCGTATAAATAAATTATACTCGTATAACTAAATTATACTATAATAAAAAAAATATTATATAATAGAAGATAATATGAGTTTTAATAGGACGACATACGATACCTGTTCTTACAAGCAGGATTTACAGGAGAATGTATCAACCCTCAGTTATGTTCTATCTCCATATAGATACGAACACGAAAATAAATGCCGCCACCAACTAGGATTTGTCGGTGGAACCGCTGTTTCTCATGTGCAAGGAAACCTCGTGGATTTAGACAGCGAACTGCGAGGACAGACCCGCATCATCTCTAAGTGCGGTGCTAACCTGTATGTCCCCACGAATGATGGGATAATCAAGAATGACAAGACGGCACCTATTGATACCACGCTGCTACATTTGCCCGCTTGTCAATCCATAATGTATCGTGAGGTGCCGCTGCCGCCCCACATAAACTACAATAAATGTTCGTAGCGAAGCGGCGACCATCTTAATTCTTTTTATAATTATATTATGATATCTATAATACCGCTAGGACTAGCATACTAGCCTATCGTCTAGCATTAGCACAGACCGCCCAAATAATTTACAAGGAGATACCAGACGAGGTAGAATGGTCCAAGCATAAACGCTATAAACGCAAAGAGAAGCCGAGCCATAATGTTGTCTATCATACCTTTCCAAGTGCAACTGAAAGACAGGTATGCCGCAAAGACCGATATCAATAATGTTAAAATATATAGCAGCACAATACAGATGTGGTCTATTATACCCCAGCGATAGTAGTAGTTGGCGTTGTATCCTCGCATAAGCAGGTATATGGCGCTGATTATATCGTATTTTAACCCGTCATTCTCTATTATCTCGCCGTTCTTATCATAGACATTATTATAGTCATTATTAAAATGTTCCGCCGCTGTCGCTGCTCCAGCCGTCTTTCGGTTAGTTCCATTTATTATCTCTAAATAAGTTGCGAATAAAGGTAATATAAGCATATCTATTTATTTATGTATAAAATAATATATTATTTTATTAGATATGAACCAATATATAGATACGAGGTTGAATTACGACAGTTGCAGTTATAAGGAGCAGTTAAAGAGGGCTGTAGGACCCGGACTGTATCACCTAGAGACCCCTTATAACGATTGTGTGGAGTGTTTCCAAGATGTCCCTGACGACCCCTCTTTAAGATACCAAAACTACGGACAAAATACCTGTAGTATGAAAAAGGCTGTAGATGACTCGAGTGAGTTGCTCGGTTTAAACTACAAGAATACCAAGTGTAATGCGGACGAATATCTACCAGGACGCTACGAGCCTACTGGATGTAATATTAAAGGAGCCGTTAAGCCCCGCTCCTGTATAGCCCCTCGTGAAGATACGAGGCTCTCTAACCCGCCGTGCACCCTAAAGGAGACTGGTATTAACCGCTGGGAGTGGCTGTGCTTTGACCCGCAGGCACGGGCGATTGAGGCGTTTGACAGGATACCGGTTAATTACAGGATGGTTGCTAAGGATAACCACATACCCTGTATTGAATTGCCCGAAGACCAATCAGGGTTCTTGCCGAAGGCGAATGGTGCTAAATTAATGGGCGACTTGGAAGAGTGGAAAAACAAGGCTAAGGACAATCAAGCATACGCCCCAGGATACCCTTACGGCACGATGTATCCCAGCGTTAAATGTAAGAACTAATGCCCGCTAGCCTTTGGCGTATGCCCGCTAGCCTTTGGCGTAGCGTCTTATTTTATTTTTTATATAAATAGAGTTATACTTATACTATTTTTTTCCCATCATTCATTAAAGATTAATAATGGATTTATACTCTAACGACATCCTGTCTAATACTAATAATGTTCGGTATAACGATACTAACGACACTAACGATATCCCTTCTATGAATAACATATACAGTTCTTCATACTGGGACAAAGTGAAAGCGGACGAACAGGCAAGGAGCAACAAGTTATACGAGAAGGCTAAATCACCATTTGAGACAGGGATTGTCGCTAAACCCTCGTATGCCGATATGTTTGCTAGGATTGATGCGGAGGACGGCAGCGGTAGCAGCGGCAGCGGCGGCAGCAGAATGACAGGGAGCGGCGGCAGCGAGAACTTTGTATCTTCTTTAACCGGTGAAAGGATAAACAAAGGGGATTTCTCGCATAACAATATGACCCCTTTCTTACGCAAGAATGTGACGCAGAATACCAACATAGAGAATATGTCGTCGGTGTTTGATACCAAGACAGGGAACAACCAGTTCTGGCAAAAAAAGCAAGAGGTGCCGTGTTTATTTAAGCCCGAGATGAATGCCGGAGGAAATGTGTGTAGTATGAAGAATAACGACGACTTCTTAAAGTCCAGAATAAACAACTCATCACGAGTGAATAACTTTTTCCCTATAGAGAAAATACGGGTAGGTCCCGGTATCAACAAAGGATATGACGCAGCACCTAGCGGAGGATTTCACCAAATGGATACCGCAGATTACGCTAAACCTCGCACGCTAGACGACCTGCGAAGCAAGATTAACCAGAAAGAGACCTACTTTGAGATACCGATGCAAGCGCCCCCCAAAGGCATAGAGCAGCGAGGTGTGATAACGCCGTTTGACAAGAACCGTCCTGACACAAACTACGAGGTTACGCCGGATATGTGGCTAAAAACTACCGGCGCAGTTATGAAAGATGCGGAGAGACCGGCAGAAAATGTAAGACCTACCGCACGCCCCGAATTCCACATAGAATACAAGGGTGCCGCTAAATACGGCGAAAATGCCCCAGGACAAGGAATAGAGAATGATTACGGTAAAAACGCCATTATGCTATATGACAACGAGCGAATGACGACCGAGACCCGCACCGTAGTTTCTAATGTATCCTCGCTAGTTAAGGCGATTGTAGCACCTATAATGGACGCTCTAAAATATACTATGAAAGAATATACGGTTGAGGCGGAGCGTGCTGTAGGCAACCCTAGCATCCAGATACCGAGCAAAGCAACCACCTATGACCCTGACAATCATATTATGAAAACCACGGTGAAAGAAACCACGATACACGACAGCGAGACCATTAATCTTACGGGCAACAAAGAGACCTACACGGCTTTAACCGACGACGCCAAAAAGACCGTGAAAGAAACCACCCTATATGACAGCGAGACCGTCAATCTTACAGGGAACAAAGAGACCTACTCAACTATAACCGACAACGCCAAGACGACTGTGAAGGAGACCACGATACACGACAGCGAAAGCATCAATCTTACAGGAAACAAGGAGACATACTCGGCATTAACGGACAGCGCCAAGACGACCGTTAAAGAAACGATGATACACGATACGAATGTAGCGAATATCAAGGGTGAGAAGGGGGTAGGCTATATAATGTTTGACGAGAACGATGCGAAGAAGACGCTTAGGCAAACATTACCGAAGATAGATAGCGTCCGCAATATAGGAGGCACGACTTACAAGGTGACGCTTTATAATCCTGATTTAGTCGCTAAAACCACGATGAAAGAGACGATGATAGTCGGCAAGTCGGCGAACGGGTTCTTAGGAGGAATACTTGAGGGATTGTTCGGTGGATATATGAGTGCTAATGTGGAACTGAAGAATACCCACAAGCAATTTATATCAGACACCAACGAGTATGGTATAGCGGGTGCTGGTGCTGGTGCGGACTTTAGGCAAACTGACAGGACTGCTGACGAAAATGCTGAGATTGACGGCACACGAGAGGGTATAATGATGAGCGCAGGATATACGCCCAATCCTGGAAATGTTAATATTAACGCTGACCCTGCTGATATAGAGATGACTACTAAGAAGCCTTTTGAGAACAGCATAGCAGCACGAGGCACCGGAAATGTCGGGATGATTTATCAGTCGTCGCCGGTATTTGACAACTGTAGTATTACCAAGATGCCCGAGAAATCCAACGCATTCTCTAACAGGCTAGACAGCGATTTATTGGAGCCGATGACTACCAACGAATTTGCCATAAGGATTAACCCGATTAAGAAAGGATGTAAAGCCTAATACCTAAAAAACCATATAAGAATAAGCGATACCCAAAAGGCATTTAGAGGAATACCCTAAAAAATGATATAAAAATAAGGATATAGCAATAAAGACACTATGACGATGCCTGTAGCGAACATATCACCGCTCAGGTATCCTGGAGGAAAAACGAGGGCTTGTAAGGTTATAGAAAGCGTAATTAAAGACCATTTTGACATAGCATCGTATAACACAATTATTTCTCCATTCTTTGGCGGCGGCTCTTTTGAGTTTTATATGCAGAACAAGTATGGGCTAGCAATAAAAGCGAATGACAAATTCACGCCATTATATAATTTTTGGAAACAGGTGAAGACAGATAAAAGGACATTATGCGAGGGATTACGAGAGATTGAGGCAGTTTCTAAAGAACAATTTGCGGAATATCGCAAAACAATTATGGGACTGGACGCTAACATTTTACAGCAGGCGATACAATACTTTTTAATCAACAGGTGTTCTTTTAGCGGCTCCACTTTGTCTGGAGGATTTTCGCTAGAAGCCAGTAATAAACGCTTTACACAATCATCAATAGATAGAATAGAGGCACTTGATTTTACTAATATAGAGATTTATAATGAGGACTTTTATGATTTTATAATGAATAATGCTAGCGACGCTAGCGCTAGCACATCCTTACTATTCTTAGACCCGCCATATTATTTAGAGAATAAATCTAATAAACTTTATGGTAATAATGGGGATTTACACCACGGGTTCAATCATCTAGCATTATTTGATTTGCTAAAGACCCGCACGGACTGTAAGAACTGGGTGCTAACATACAATAATTGCGAGTATATTAGAGACCTCTACAAAGACTTTAAGATAATTGATGTTAAATGGAGTTATGGTATGAACTCTACAAAGGCTTCAGCGGAGATTATAATAGTTGCTAAAAAAATGATATAAGAATAACCTATATTATATAGTATGTAGCGGGATTGGGAACAACCTTTCCGCTACACCATTACAATTGTTCGCGTGGCCTAATCGGTTAGGGCGTCGCTCTTATGAAGCGAAGATTATGGGTTCAAGTCCCATCGTGAACACCTATTTTTTATTATATAAATATATGAGAAATCAATATATTTAGATATCCAGATACTTTAACATACCTTCACATATCCTAATGAATAAAATAGCATTCCTTTTTTTGATATACGATGCTATCAATCACGAACATCTCTGGTTCAACTTCTTTAATGGAATAGCAAAGACCAAGTATAACATTTATATTCATTATAAAACTGACGATAACTTAGAGTTCTTTAATGACTATAAGATAAATAAGAGTAAGACGATAGATACTAGATATGCTGACATATCTATAGTGAAAGCGCAAAATGTCCTTTTGCGAGAAGCCTTAAAGGATAAAGACAATAAACACTTTATATTTTTGTCGGGCTCTTGTATTCCTCTAAAATCCTTTAAGTATATTTATAATTACCTAGACCCTAGATATTCGTATTTCCATATAGCAGGTAGCGAGGATTGTTTCCCTGATTGTGCCATAGCCCTTAAATATATACCAAAAGAGCATATAAAGAAGTCGGCACAATGGTCTATCCTTAATAGGAGACACGCTGAGTTGTTAGCGAATGCTACGAAGTCTGCGAATGCTAGCACAGCCGCTAGTAATTACTTACTATGGTTCAAGGATACTTATGCTCCTGATGAATTATGCTATATATCTTATCTTTCGTATTTTTATAATAATTCGCTAGACAAGGAGATAATAGCGACATCCTATGACGCACCACCAGAGATGGCGACGACTTTTGCGAACTGGGAAGATATGAATTATAAGTATGTTGCTGACAGAGAATTAAAGAATTATAAGAGTATTAGCGAGGAGGAACTAGAGCATCTATTGAAGAGCCCTTGTTTATTTGGTAGAAAGTTTAAGCCGTCGTGCTATTATTCCTTAAATAAGAGGTTTTATTATGATGTTATTAGAGATACTGGCGATAACAGCGTGAGCGGCGGTAGGAAATAGGAATGTATGATATTATTTATAAATTATTATTTATTTATTATTATATTTTACAACTTTCTTTTTTCTAAAAAACTCTAAAAGTTTCTAAGTTTATCTAAAAGTTTCTAAAAATACTTAGTATTATTCTTTTTATTCTTTATGACACCAGTAATGGTGATAGAAGTATATTAGGTTGTCTTATGCGATATCCCGCATCATATATTAAGAGTATTTATGCTTCGCATATTTCCTTATATACTTATGCGATATCCCGCATTATATGCGAGAGGATACTAGGTTATGTAATAGAAGATACCTATAATGGTAATAGAAGTCTCCTATAATTATTACTTAACTTTATTTATTACTTATCTTTTATAAACTTAGAAACTTAGAAACTTAGAAACCTTTATCTTTTTCTAAAAACTTTTACAACTTTCTTTTTTCTAAAAACTCTAAAAGTTTCTAACTTATCTAAGTCTTCCTCGCATTCGCTAAAATACCTAGTATTATTCTTTTTATTCTTTATGACACCAGTAATGGTAAGAGACATCTGCTATTTTATCTTAGTGGTCGGCAGCGAAGCAGCACGGCTAGTGCCCTAGGATTTGCGAGGGATAGAACATAGAGAACATCAAGGATGGTAATAGAAGATACCTATAATGGTTATAGAAGATGCCTATAATGGTTATAGAAGTCTCCTATAATGGTTATAGAAGATTACCTATAATTATTACTTAACTTTACTTATTATTATCTTTTAGAAACTTAGAAACTTTTTACTATTTCTAAAAACTTTTACAACTTTATATTTTCCTAAAAATCTCTAAAAGTTTCTAACTTATCTAAGTCTTCCTCGCATTCGCTAAAATACCTAGTATTATTCTTTTTATCTTTTATGACACCAGTAATGGTAAGAGACAACCTCTATATTATCTTAGTGGTCGGCAGCGAAGCAGCGCGTCTAGCGCCCTAGGATTTGCGAGGGATAGAACATAGAGAATATCAAGTATGGTTATAGAAGTCTTCTTGATGTGTTATGCGGGATATCGCATCATATATTAAGAGTATTTATGCTTCGCATATTTCTTTATATACTATGCGATATCCCGCATTATATGCGAGAGGATACTAGGTTATGTTATAGAAGTCTCCTATAATGGTAATAGAAGATTACCTATAATGGTAATAGAAGATGCCTATAATGGTAATAGAAGATGCCTATAATTATTACTTAACTTTATTTATTATTATCTTTTATAAACTTATAAACTTTCTAACTATTTCTAAAAACTTTTACAACTTTATATTTTCCTAAAAATCTCTAAAAGTTTCTAACTTTATCTAAGCCTCGCTAGTAATACCCTTTTATCCTTTATAACACCACAAATGGTCTCCTACAACTATTATCTCAACTTACTAGAAAAACTGACAAGATACAAAGTATATATTTATTTATACATTATAATTAGAAGAGCGTTATGTCTAATTCATACAACGACCCTCTAACAAAGATGGAGGTTGATGATAGCAATATAGAGAAGTGGAAGAATAAACTCAAGTATGTTTCGGCTATACCAAATCACCTATTATTAAATATGGATATAAAACCCAGTAATGGCTCTATACAGGTTAAAAGAGACCTCTATTATGACAGGGTTAAAACATTTGTAGGGAACAAATCAGGGCACCTGTTAAACAGGCTTATAACTATTAACAGGTCAAGCAGGATACTAGAGGAACGCAAGACCGAATATAATGATATTATGAGAAAATATAACAAGAGCATAAAGGAATACAAGGATAAGGATGGTAAAACCGTGGTTGTTAGAATGGTATTAAATAAAAATAAAGATAAGATGATGGCGTATTTACAATATTATAATTATAAGAAGCATACAAAAGACGAATACGACAAGAAGAGTATTATAGCGGAAGTTCAAGATTATATCCTAAAGCACCAGATATACGGGTTATATGTAGGGGATTTAATGATGGGTTTCTTGGTAATAAAGAAGTCTAGGGCATTCAATATAGACGGCGCAGACAATATGGTGGATACCTTCTATATCCAAGAGGTGTTTATAGATACCAATATGCGTGGTAAAAAGTTAGGGAAAATATTGATAGACTATGCTTTATTACTATGTCCTACAAATAAAAAATACATATCACTAATGACCTACGAAGGAAACATTATGGCTAGAATAGCGACCGACAACGGCTTCACCTTACAAAAGAAGCCGTCTGTCTGTCCCATTAATAGCCTTCTATTTATACGCACGATGGCTGATGGCGACTTCAGCAAGAATACCAATAGGATAACTGCTAGCGCATCTGCTTAGGAACGCTTGCTACTTAAGGAACGCTTGCTACTTAAGGAACGCTTGCTACTTAAGGAACGCTTGCTACTTAAGGAACGCTTGCTACTTAAGGAAAAAGCGAAGCGGTGCTAACTACTTAAGGAAAAAGCGAAGCGGCGCTAACGCATCTTAACTACTTAAGGAAAAAGCGGTGCTAACGCTGTCTTTTAATTTTTACAATCTCTCCTTTGCGTTTGCCGTCCATAAACCTCATTATATGCTTTGGCGATGATACACTATGGGCTGCTGAGGCTGCTGCTGAGTTAGACGAGGAATGCGAAGCAGACGAAGTGGAACGAGAAGAATGCGATGAACGAGAAGAAGATAAAGAAGCCCTAGAGGAACGAGCAGGGGAACCTAGAAGAGATGACGAATTAGATTTAGGAGAAGACGAAGCAGCCGAAGCAGCCGAAGCAGATTTCTTAGGTTGATTGTCATCTGCTATTTTTTTGCGTAGTTGTCTCCATTTTCTTTCTGCTTCAATCTTTGTAACCATATGAATATTAAAAGGTAATTTACGGCTTAACCAATTAGATACGCCTGTTTTTCTAAATTCAGCCAAACTCTCTCTAAGTTTTGCCTTGTATCTAGGGCTTGGCGTGCTATCAGTTGAACGCCAATTATATTGGAGAGAACTAGATTTATATTCATCAGGCGACAAAGAGGAAGCCGAAGTAGATGTGCGAGAAGACCGTGAAGACTGCGAAGAATGCGAAGCATGCGAAGCAGACGACATAGAACTCCTAGCCGCTGGAGACATCCTCTTATATTGCTCTGGCGTTCCTGATGAAGGCTTGCCTTTTGTTATTTTACGCCTAACGATTGCTTGTAATATACGAGCCTGCGCCTTCTCTATTCCGTGATAATAGCCTCGTTTAACTTGACGACCTGTTATAGGATTTAACACATGATTTTTAGGGTTCTTGATACACTTGAAAGTGTCAGGGTCTCTTATACGGTTCGGCTTACATTTTTTAACGCATCTTCCGGTTGAAGGTTTTAACTCCTTGCCTTCAGGGCATTTTCTTTCTTTCTTAGCAACAGGCATAATATCTATATCTGGTTCTATATAGTATATATAAAAATAAAAACCATTATATTATAATAATAAAATATAGATGAACGCACACTATCAAGATTGGGAACCTGTAGTGATTAGAAGCAAAAGCGCCGCAAATACGGCAGCAGCGGCTCATCATACTACAGCAAAACCTGCGGGTAATAAGGAGTTTCAGCGATTAAACAACGAGGAAATACCAAAGTTAAACAAGATAACTCACGAACAATCTCTAGCAATATCAACAGCAAGGAATGCCTTAGGGCTAAAGCAAATAGATTTAGCACGCAAATTAGGAATTCAAGAAAAAATTATAAAAGAATATGAGAACGGGTCGGTAGCCAACTTCTCACCCGTATTATACAAGCGGATACTGCGGTCTCTAAATATTGACCCTAAGTCGGCATAGCGTCCTAATCGTCGCTATCCACCGAACAATCAGACGATGATACAGAAGAGGCATCAGTCCCTGTATCGCTCTTAGAACCTCCGCTATTGTAGGGCTCAAAGCCCATTTTCATAGGGTCTGTAGCGTTTCTTAGCACATTAGGATTTACACTCGTTTTTTTAATTTCAAGTTGGTTGCCGCTGCCGCCGCTGCTGCCGTCCTTGTCATCCTCAAAAATACCTAGAGTAGCAAATATATCAGCGTCATCGTTAAACGCCATTTGTAATACGAAGAACACCGAGGATACTATAGCCATATATATAGCAATATTATTGATTGTGAATAAATCCTTGGTAATGTCATAGGGCTCCGCATTAGTATCCCTGTTAATACTGTCTATATATTGATAGGCACCTAGGATAAACGCCGAAATAACTATTGAATATAATAATATATACATATCTATATATATTTTCCTATTATTCTTATATTCATTCTTACGCACCTAGAGGCTGCTAGAGGCTCCTAGAAACTGAATTTAGCATCTCGCTCCTTTTGTTTTATACAGCGTCCTGTCTTTGGGTTCAATACCTTGCCTTCAGGGCATTCCTTATCGGCTTTAGGTGCTTTAGGCGATTTTGCCGTTCCTGTCTTATCCTTTATACAACGACCTGTATTAGGATTTAATACCTTGCCTTCAGGGCATTCCTTAGGAGGTTTAGGCGCCTTAGCCGCATTATCATTACCATCTTCATCATCATCATTAACACCCTTCTTAACCTTACCAGCAGCCGGTTTCTTAGTAAAGCAGTTGTTTATAAAATCAATAACATCACGAGGCTCGCTTTTCATCTTGTCAGCGTTCTTTTTCTCCTTTTTCATCCCGTTAAGTTCCTTCTTAATCTCCTTAATCTCTTCCTTACCCAATTTAACCTCCTTATTATTTATGCGGTCTTCGTATTCCTGTATCTTCTTATTAATCTCTTCAATCCCCATATTATTAACCTGTTTCCTTTCAACATTCAGTAATATATCCCTTATTACAGGATAGGCAAATTGACTGCGGTCATTAGCCCTATCTATATAACTTACTAACCCCGTAATCCTATTCATAAACTCCTGCCCGCCTTTGTCCGTGAATAGCCCGTTCTCATTACAGAACATCGTCTTAAACCTGTCAAACTCCTCAGGGAACCTCTCATAATTCTCTAGCAACAGATTGATTATCTTCACGCAACTCATGTGGTCGTCGGTAATTGGCGTAGCCGTCATAAGCAGCAGTTTTAGCGAGTTGGCTCCAGACACCTTATAGGAGTTCTGCACCATACTCTGGAGCACCTCAGGGTTCGGCTTCTCTAACGCCGAGAGCGACGACCCGTATATCTTATGGACTTCGTCTATGATTATAAGGGTCTTCCTGAAAGGGTCCTCCTTACCGTTTAAGGCTACCATCAGTTTATAGTATTTGTTCTTGCCCTTTATTAGGTTCGTAAATTGCTTATATGATATCGGCGGTAGCCAATTCTTCCCTAAGAACTCCATCCGTTTCGCCTTAGTGGATGGTAATATTTCGCCGTTATTGAGACGGTCTTGTATTATAACATTACAAATGTTGTCAAACATATTCTTCCATATATCTTCTTTTAGGGTATGCCTAGTGACCCACAGTATCTTATAGCCTTCTCTGTCAAATGAGTTGGTAGCCGTAGCGATAGCCGTGCAAGTTTTGCCTGAGCCGACGCTGTGGAATAATAGCAGTCCTTTGTAGGGCGATTGTGGCGTCAAGAACTTTTGGACGAAGTTCTGGGTATGCGAGAAGGTTACTATGTTGTTTTTTGGGACGGGCACAGGCGGCTTAGCGTCAGTTTCGGCATCCGCCGCATCCGCTGCATCCGCTACGCATTTATTAACGATATTTATATGCTCCCACTTATAAGGAGCGTAGTGCTTCTCAACATACTTATATAATTCAAAGTTTGTCATCTTCGCCTTAGGAGGAACAGCCTCAAACTTCGGCTTCGGCGGTATCAATTTGCTTTTATATTCAAATATAAACTTCAAAGCATCCGCATAGTTCTTGTCGGTAATCGCATTAACCTTCTTATAATGGTTCAGGTTTTCTATAATCTTGTCTCCAAATAATTTTAGAAAAGGTATAGGGTTCATCCACAGTTTATTTATAGCATCGCAGAAGTTCTGGCTCCTATCTATAACATTACATAGATGCGGCTTCGGGTATCTCTCGTTCAAATATTTTAGCAATTCGCCGTCTCTAACATAGTTTTGCACCTTGTTATTAATATTGCCCTTATATAACTTTTTGCCCTTCTGGGTATTCTTGATATCGTCGCCTTCTCCTATTTTATCTATGACGAATACTGCGGCAATAATGAGGAGAGCATTAGCCGACGGGAAGTCTTCTAGAACACCTTTACATTTCTTCTTACAATCTATAATAGCGTCGTTGGTATATATTTTACCTCGTATGTTATTAACGACCTCTATTAAATCACGGCGTTTTGGCTTTACGACTATCTTGATATTATTCTTTGCTATCATATTGTCATAAAAACGGTTGTTCTTGTCGCTCAGCAAATGGAGGTTTTCGGTTAGCGGAGTATCTACAGCAGACGCAATAATAATAGCCTCAATATCCGCTATGAAGTTGAAGGCGCTTATGTTTTTGTTGCTATGCTTGATATAGAGGTCATGGACTGTATTGTCATTATCATATCTAAGATTATATCTAAAAATATTAAGAGCCCATCCTTGGTTAGGTGTGAAGGGTAGCCCTGATTGTCCGCAATACCTAGTGCCTCTGCCTATAACCTGCGTGTATTCTGCTTTGGTCTCTAGCGGCTCTAAGATATGCATGTATTTCACATCAAAAACATCTAGCCCTTCCTTGTATCCTGAATCTAAAATGATGATACGCATATTTTCGCCATATATATTGTTGGGTCGCTCGTTCATCAGGGTCATCATCTTCTTTTTTAAGCCGACTGTTAGCGGCTTTTGATAGACCGTTGAAGTTGTTAGAAGCCCGAAGGTCTTGTTCTTGTCCTGTATGTCGGGTTTTAAAGCGAACTTGTTAGAATATACTAGCGTGAAGTTATTGGCGATTAAAGACGAGGCTACCATCTTAGCCCCAGAGATACCGGCGATATCGCTGTATATGATGTGCTTATAGTATTTGTTGTCGGCAGCCATATCCTGCTCGTCTAGTTCATTTATCTTCTTAATCATATTGTATATCTTAGGCGACAGCATAGGCAGGTCATTCAACACCAACTCTTTATTGAACTTTCCTGAATCAAACTTGTGCTCTGGTTTAACATTAGCCCAAGTGCCCGCATTACGAATACAAAGAGCCTCGTTAGATTTCTTACTCATAATGCTTAATTATATTCAATTATATATTCTATATTACGCCGATATAAAAATTTAGATATTATGTGGGATATCTAGGATACTCTTGTTATCATATAATATACATATATACACATATCAGGTATCAGGTATCATATAATATACATATAGATACATATCAGGTATCAGGTATCATATAATATACATATAGACACATATCAGGTATCATATAATATACATATAGACACATATCAGGTATCATATCTTATACATATATACACATATCAGGTATCATATAATATACATATATACACATATCAGGTATCATATAATATACATATATACACATATCAGGTATCATATCTTATACATATAGACACATATCAGGTATCATATAATATACATATAGACACATATCAGGTATTATATCTTATACATATAGACACATATCAGGTATCATATCTTATACATATAGACACATATCAGGTATTATATCTTATACATATATACACATATCAGGTATTATATAATATACATATAGATACATATCAGGTATTATATAATATACATATAGATACATATCAGGTATCATATAATATACATATAGACACATATCAGGTATCATATAATATACATATAGATACATATCAGGTATCATATCTTATACATATAGACACATATCAGGTATTATATAATATACATATAGATACATATCAGGTATCATATCTTATACATATAGATACATATCAGGTATCATATAATATACATATAGACACATATCAGGTATCATATCTTATACATATAGACACATATCAGGTATCATATAATATACATATAGACACATATCAGGTATTATATCTTATACATATAGACACATATCAGGTATCATATCTTATACATATAGACACATATCAGGTATTATATCTTATACATATATACACATATCAGGTATTATATAATATACATATATACACATATCAGGTATCATATAATATACATATATACACATATCAGGTATCATATAATATACATATATACACATATCAGGTATCAGGTATCATATAATATACATACACACCCGCATAAAGCATATAAAATAAAGGCACTTAACATATATATATTACATTATGATTATCAACTTAGAGGAGATACAGAATATTCTAATATCCAAAAAACTGAATATTAAAGGATGTTTTCATGTAGGCGCTCACGATTGCGAGGAATTACCTATTTACAATAATTTCGGGATTAAAACCGAGGATATCGTATGGGTTGATGCTCTCTCCTTTAAAGTGGAACAATCAATCGCTAGAGGGATACCTAATGTATATCACGCCGTTATTACTGACAAGGACGATGAAGATGTTGTGTTTAATGTAGCGAATAACATTCAGTCCTCTAGTATTCTGGAGTTTGGGACGCACGCTACAGAACATCCACAAGTCGTCTTTGTTGATAAGATACACCAGAAGAGCATTACGATTGACACCTTTTTTAAAAGAAATAATCTAGATGCGTCCAAGTATGATTTTTGGAACTTTGATATTCAAGGGGCTGAACTATTAGCATTAAAAGGTGCCACGGAAACTATCAAGCACGCTAAGGTGCTATATCTGGAGGTTAATTCCAAAGAACTATATAAGGACTGTGCGTTAATCAACGAGATTGACGAATACTTAGCACCTCTAGGGTTTAAAAGGGTTTTAACAAATATGACAATACATAAGTGGGGAGATGCTTTGTATATCTTGGATGTTTAGATATCTTGGATATCTTGCGTGATTTGTTTATTATTTTTTATTATTATAGAAGTTTCTTAGCAGTTGCCGAATTCTTTAATATACAGCGTCCTGTCTTAGGGTTCAATACTTTCCCTTCGGGACATACCTTAGGCTCCTTCGGCTTCTTAACATTCTTATCTATTATACAACGGTTTGTCTTAGGGTTCAATACTTTCCCTTCGGGGCATACTTTAGGCTCCTTCGGCTTAGGAGATTTAGGCGGCTTAGGAGATTTAGGCGGCTTATTAACATTCTTTATCAATATACAGCGGTTCGTCCTAGGGTTTAATACTTTGCCTTCGGGACATACCTTCGGCTCGTTAGGATTTTTCGGCTTCTTAGGCTTCTTAGGAGCCTTAGGCGGCGATAGCGGCGTCAGCGACTTCTTAGCATCCGCATAACTTTCGCTTGAGGTATTCTTATTGACATCCTTACAAACATATATTAGCAGTTTTCCACCTTTGCTAAAATTAAAACAGATGTCCCTAACTTTCAATTTCTTTTTAAGTAATTCAGGGATACATTTCCTAGTGTTTAGACAAAAGTCGTTGTTTTTCACGATGTTCCAATCATACTTCATAAGTTCGCAAGGGATATCACTATCTATGCTCTGGTTTTTCATTACTGGGTCCATACTGGTTCTCGTCCAGCCGTTATAGACATACTTACCTTTCTTACAAGTGATACCAGCGATAGCGTGTCCGTTCTTCTTGTTTATGTTCCAGTTCGCCAATATAACAGCATCCAAATTGTATTCTTTGCCGTTATAAAAGATTTGTTCTTTCATAGATGTTAGGCTATCCTTTGTGTTGCCATCTTTCACCTTGTAAAACGAGGTATCTCCTGCTGTTTCACTAACTTTCACAATCAATATGGGCGGAGCATATCCATTATCATTATAGTAATCCCTTCTCGTCTTGTCCTTGAATACATTCTCAATATTTATATCTATAATTATTTCCCTCTTCGCAATTGTATAATTCAGCCAATCATACTCCTCGTTTAAGAAAGAGTATGACAGCACCTTATCCGTCGTAAAATAACTAAACATCTTATAATCCACATTTAACAATTTATAGAGTTTGCCTATGTAATACTCAGGGACAAATCCTCCAGATACCTTCTTAGGGTCATAAGGGAACGCTTTGCTATTTTCCAAATGTAAATATGACAATATCTTTATAAATGTATCATCTCTAAACTTCTTATAATCTTCGCTATCTCTACCATTTTTTGTCTTCAAATATTTATCGTCAAGCACATGCTTTAATGACGCAAATAGCGCCTTCTTATTATTCCAACTAGGCGAAGCGTCTAGCAGTTTCTTACGGCTACGCTGGCTATAAAACATCGCTACAAAAGTCGCCATAAACCAGCAAAGCGGACCCATTTGCTTAGGCGTTAGTATTCGGGCACAGGTGTTCTCGTTATCTTTATGTATTTTTGCGGCTGGTGGCGAATTCATTAGCCGCCTATCTCTATATATAAGGATTATATTAAGTAATAGTTGCGAGGGATTATTTCTTGTGTTTTATAAGGATACAGCGATTTGTCTTAGGGTTTAACACCTTGCCTTCAGGGCATACCTTGGGCGGCTTTAGCGGCTTTAGCGGCTTTAGCGGCGACTGCTTAGGAGGCGTTTTAGGACGCTCTGGAGACTTGGAAGGCGACTTTAGCGGCGGCTTTAGCGGCGAATTCTTCTTCTTCTTTAACATTATACAGCGATTTGTCTTAGGGTTCAATACTTTCCCTTCAGGACATACCTTTGGAACTGTAGGCTTTTTTAGTGGCGATTTAGGAGGAGATTTAGGAGGCGACTTAGGAGGCGACTTAGGAGGCTCTGGCGATTTTTTTAAAGTTGATTTAATTTTCTTTAACATTATACAACGATTTGTCTTCGGGTTTAACACCTTGCCTTCAGGACATATCTTGGGTTTATTTGGAGGCTTTAGCGACGACTTTGGACGCACCGACACCGGCACCACAGTCGCCTTAGGCGATAACTTAACAGGGACGCCGCTTACGCCGCTTACGCTGCTACCACTTTTATCCATCCCTGAAGTTTCAGCATTAGTATCTTTGCGAACATATACTAATACACGCTTTCCTTTGCTAAAATTAAAGCAGATATCGTGCTTCTCTAGTTTATGTTTTAGTGCTTCAGGAATACATTTCTTAGGGTTTAGACAAAAGTCCCCATTATATTTAATGTTCCAATCATACTTCATCAGTTCGCACGGGATATTTCGTGTTATATTCTTGTCAATCATTACTGGGTCCATACTGGTTCTCGTCCAGCCGTTATAGACATACCTACCTTTCTTACAAGTGATACCAGCAATAGCGTGCCCGTTCCTCTCATTTATATTCCAGTTCGCCAATAAAACCGCATCCAAGTTATATTCAACGCCTTTATAGAAGATTTGCTCTTTCATAGATGTTAGGGTATCCTTTGTGGCTCCTTCATTTATTATATTATTAGGGAATAAATCCTTGTAAAAATCAGTATTCTTATTGTCATTTCTAACAATCACCATCAATATCTCTGGCGGCTTTATAGCAGCCTCTACATATTTAAAAGCAGCGTCCCTATAAAAATATGTGTTAATCTTCTTCTTTTCAATCTTATAAAGAACCTTATTATTGAAGTCCTCGTTTAAGAAAGAATATGCGAACACCTTGTCAGCAATATTATAGTCATACATCCTATAATCCACATTTAACAACTTATATAACCTTCCTATGTAAAATTCAGGGTTAAATCCTCCAGAACTAGCACTAGGTTTGTAAGGGAACAACTGGCTATTCTCTTTGTGTAATAATGATAGCACCTTGCCGAAAGTATCGTCGCTAAACTTCCTATAGTCCTCGCTTTCTCTACCGTCTGCCGTCTTCAAGTATTTGTCGTCTAATATGTGTTTCAAGATGGTGAATAGCGGTTTCTTCTTATCCCAACTAAGCGAAGCGTCTAGCAGTTTCTTACGGCTACGCTGGCTATAGAACATACCCACGAAGGCAGCCATAAACCAGCAAATAGGTCCCACTTGCTTAGGCGTTAGTATCCTTTCGCATACATTCGCTGACGACGGCTTCGCATCCGGCTTCGCAACAGCATTTGCGACAGGCTTCACTTCCTTAGCATCCCTAGTATCTATAAATATAGAAGGGTTCTTAGAGAACTCTTTCCAGTCTATATCGGCTTGATGCGATTTTAACAAAGCGATAACTAGCGGATTAGGATTTCTAGACAGGAACCACCAATCTATTTTATCAGGATTTTCAGTAAATAATTTGATAGCATTAGGGTTTGTTGATAAGAAGTGCCATACTATTTTGCTCTTATTGGCTCTAAGCAATTCAATCGCATTAGGATTGCCTGACAATACTTCCCAATCTATCTTTTCGGGATTTCTAGTCAATAAATCAATAGCCCCTGTATTGCCTGACAGAACCTTCCAATCTATTCTCTTAGGTTCCGTCATCAATAAATTAATAGCATTAGGGTTTCGTGATAGTTCCTTCCAATTTATTTTCTTGGGTCTCGCTGACAACATCTCTATTGCCTTAGGATTACTATTAGCAGATAGAGAGCCCCAATCTATTTCATCTTCGTTCTCTTTTAACATCTCTATAGCGTCAGGATTACTATTACCTGACAACGCATCCCAGTCTATATCCTTAACATTATCTTTTAACAACTTTATTGCTTCGGGGTTGCCTGACAACGCAGTCCAATCAACCTTCTTGCGATTGTCTAGTTTTTCATAGGCGGCTTTAGACATAGCCGCTGCTTTCATAGCCGTCTCTATCTTGATTTTAGCCCCTAACAACTCTATTGCGTTAGGATTGCTTGACAACTCTTTCCAACTCAATTTCTTAACAGGTATCCAGTCTCTCAACTGGTATCTAAAGACGCCTTTATTCTTCTTAATAATATCCTGTAATACGCTATTGCTGGTTGGTGCGTTCATATATATGCGGTGGCTTTTCTAATAACCTTCTAGAAAATAATAAAAAATGATAGAAAGGTATATAAATATTAAACATAGCATATAGAGTATTCTAAAAATCTAAAATATGACCTTGAGACTGATTAGATACATTTCATACCTCGTGATTACCTCGGGTTATATCAACTATGCACGGGCAACGCCTGCGAATGCTGCGACGCATATTAATAAGCGTCCATTAATGAGATGTAATAGTGCCCCTAACTTAATAGCGTTATATAATACGACAGACTATACGGCTACCTATACGGCTTCTAATGACAACAAAATAATGCCCTATAATAAATATAAGTCCCTCGTCTTCAATCGTTATAAGAGAAACATATATCTACGCTCTAAAGAAAAATATACATTTGCTGAGAAATAAATATAGGATATGATATGTTCTCTAATATATCATATATCATATATTGATATGTTCTCTAATATATCATATATCATATATTGATATGTTCTCTAATATATCATATATCATATATTGATATGTTCTCTAATATATCATATATTGATATGTTTAATATTAAAATACTCAATACTCTCTAGTATGTTCTTGTAATCGCTATCGCTATCATCTGTTAAATCAATATAAGATAGCCCAAAGTCAATAATCTTGATGACCCATTTATTATTCTCTTTTTTTAACATAACATTACTTTCGCAATATAGGTCATAATGTATTACACCAATCTTACTCAGTAAGGCGGTAGCATCTCTCAACTGTTTAAGAACATCTTTAAAACTATCACGAGACAACCTGTTTATATAGTATCTTAGCGGGCGATTACCTGAATGTGCGAATACCATTAAGTTATATTTAGCGGCGGCGTCAGCAGCGTCAGCGGCGTCCGCATTCTCTAACTTCTCTGCTAACTCATTAGGCAGAGGGATATTCTCAAATACTTTTAGCATTTTTGTAAAATACCTACTATCCTTATCGGTCGTTATGTTGTTATTGAGATATGTGTTGATATCCCTTTCTCTAACAAATTCGCTTTGTAAATCGGTATGTATCAGTTTGCCGAAATAACGCTTCCTATCTTCTACAAAAGAAAAACAGATAACCCTGTCGCCCTTATTTTTCACCAGTCTAACATCCTTGATGTCATACATTACTAAGAACCAATTATATAATAATCGGGTATCATTTTTTAGTTTAGGCACGGCACCGGCTACGCCCTTATTCTTATATGCTCTTATACTTGAAGATACCTCGGCTAGATTTGCTTAGCGGACGCTTAGGGGCTGAATAGGATTTAACCCTAGATACTTGGCGACGACCCGAAGCCGTCGTGGTATTGCCTAACTTCTTCAAGTCCATAATAAAATAGCAGCGTATTAGTTGAATGTATAAGGCACACATTTTTAGATTTTTGTTAAACTCAGGGATATCTTCGCTCATCCTCAATAGTTTCATAAGCCGCTCCGACAAATGGCTAAAATACATAGGAGCATTCTCGTCTATAATGGGATAGTTTAGGCTATCGTTATTTATATTACAGATAAACTCATATTTATTTTTGTTTTTTAAGATATAATTTAGCGTTTTATTATTAGATGCGGAGCCTGACTTAGATGCGGAGCCTGACTTAGATGCGGAGCCTGACCCAGACCCCTTAGATACCTTAGGCATATATATAACCTGCTTTTTTAAAGCCATCAGGGCGATAATATAGAGTATCACATGTCCTCTCTTCTTTATGTAGATATGGTCGTCCTTTACATAACTATGCTCTTTATTATAAATTAGATATAGTAGGTCAAACTTATCAATATTAGCAATATACTTTAGGCGATACATTATCGTCCTGAGAGCCTCCGTGTTCCCTTCAACAAAGTCGTGTTTATTCGCATAGCCCGATTTATAATTTCTAATATAATAAGGTATTATAGGCTCGCCGTCTTTGTATTTCCCTAGGGATGCGTCGGGCGACGATATGTATTGTAGATACTTTTTCCACTCTTTTGCTTGAGCCAGTTTGTCAAACACGATATATTCGTGTAATACACCACCCTCTGTCTGACAATCTATTAAATTCTCCACCAATAAATCGTAATAAGCGGGCTGCCTGTTAGCGGCTGCGCCTTGGTCTCTAGCAGCCTCCTCGGTAGTTAAACACGCAGGGTGTTCAAAAACAATCTCTTTGCGTGATACATGCTTTTTATCTAAGTATGCGTCCCGCTTATCTAATGGTTCGTAAGCATCGGTTAGCCACAGGTATTCTATAGGCAACTGTAGAACATTCATAGTTATATAAAGTTGTTTAGAGTTTATCAACATACTCAATATGCGGTCGTCAGCCTTCCCTTGGAACTTTTGCATAAAAGACCATTTGTTCCACATAGTTAGCAAAGCGTGCCCCTTATCGTTATTACCAAAATACATAATGCCGCCCGAAGTCTCAAAAGTGAATGGGTCAAAGCACGGCTTCGTTTTATAGTGCACATTAGAGCGTGGGTCTATGTTCCAGCCCCGCCCCATATAATCCACATTTTTCATATCAAAAATATGCGGGTATTTATTAACAGTCATATCGCCGTCTATATAAACAACCGAGATATCCCCTTTACCCATTTCCCTAAGGGTCTCTAGAACCTTCTTTATAAAAAGCGGCTTAGCGTTAATCGCCAGTTGATACCCGCCGGCGACAGCGAACTCCGGATATTCTTGGGAAAAGTAATTACAATTCTTGGAAATACAGTTATTATTCCATTTATCTATCATTCCCTCAAATGTTTCAGGCTCCTTAAGTAGTTTCTGTCCGTCCTTGAGAACCCAGTTGTATCCTACATAGGCTAAGTCTTTACAAGGGGACTGCGTGTTCCTGTTGAGATTACCTCTGCCCCACCAGTAAGTTATGATGATAAACTTAGAAGCAGGATTAACGAAGTTGGCTTCGGTGATATTCAGCCGCCGGTTATCTATAATTCTCTGGATATTCTCTTGTAATACATTCATTTACTATATCTATTATCTAGTAATATTAAAAAAGGGGTATAACAGTATAAGACTAAAACGACTAAGGAATATATATAACTATTTTTTAATGTATCAAACCAGCATTAGGAATAAAAAGAAAATCAGTCAGTTCAATAAGGTCGCTAACAATAACTACGCTATCAATCTGGAATACGAGGTATATGCTTATGTCATTAAGTTGTTAGGTAATTGTCGGGTTCTGGTATTATGCGATAACGGCACCGAGGCTGTCGGTGTAATACGAGGGTCTATGAGGCGTTTTAATAAGCGGGTGCTGATAGAGACGGGCGATATTCTAGCAGTTTCTATGCGTGATTTTCAAGATAACAAGGTTGATATCGTCCATAAATATAACGCCGAACAGTGCAAGATACTTATCAATAACAAAGAGATATCAGACACCTTAATAAACGCCTACAATAAGATTTCTAATACTACCCTTAATAACGCTAATGAGGCTAATATTATATTTGATGAGGCTGCGGATGCTGCTGAAGCGGCGGATACGGATGCTGCTATGGATGCTGTCGTGGCTGCTAACGGTGGTGCCGTATTTGAGTTTGATAGCGAATATGACGATGATGCTGAGGCGGACGATGCTGAGGCTGACGATGCTGAGGCTGACGACATCTAGTAATTACGAATTACTAATGCTAATACTAAAGAATACTGAGTATTATCTAAAAATAAAACATATCTAAAATATAGAAGTATATATTTAAAAATGATATTTAATGACGAATATACCAGTTTTAGTGTAGCGTTTAATGGCGACTACTCGTTATTACAGATAACAGGCTCAGTTAAAAATAACGCCCTCCTTAATAGCGTGGTAATTATCGCAGCAAATCCCATAGATAGAATGAGTAATTATTCTGGGTCTGGTCTGCCTTTCCCGAATTACGAGATAGCCTTTGAGAATACTCCTAACATCCACAAAGTGGATAGTTCAGGGACTTTTAACATTTCCTTTAAATACCCTAACAGTTTCTATATGCCTGACGGCATCAACAAAATAAAACCGTCAATATACTTTGTTATTAGCGGCAGCGCTAGCGCCGGTAATAATTCATTCCGTATCCAATATGAACTCCACGATATAGTAGCGTTGCGAACATTAGTGAATAGAAGTGCCCGCAAGAACCCTGAGTTTTATGCCGCAAAAGATTATGTCCTGCCGATAGATACTGCGGAGAATGTGATGCGCGCTTATGCTCGTGCTAAGATAGAGAATGATATAGGCTAAGGACTGGAACAAAGTTCTAGGACTGGCTAGGACTGGCTAAGGACTAAGGACTGGCTAAGGACTGGCTAGGACTGGCTAGGACTGGCTAGGACTGGCTAAGGACTGGAACAAAGTTCTAGGACGGGACTGAATATGTCCTATTATTTTTACATAATTATAAAAAATGATTAAATATCCTTAAGTAGTTTAGTAAGAACCGTCTTGATTGCCCTGTATCGTCTTGCTACTACACAAGCCTTCGTCCAAGTCCTTCCAGTCCTAGAACTTCGTTCCAGTCCTAGAACTTCGTTCAAGTCCTAGCACTTCGTCCCTATGGCTTTCGTCAAGATTAACTTCACCCCTGACCGCATCAAGTATATTATGTTTGAGGAGATTAAGAAGACCGTCTTCAATCACAACGGGCTCATCTTCGGCGGGTTTGTTAGGGATATGATAATCAGCGACCATTACAAGGAGATATACAACGGCGGCAATAAATACAACATCCACAAGTTTTGGAATAAATGTTATCAGCCCGAGACAGCCGCTCGCACGATTGTAGCGAACGATATGGATATTTGTATGTATAAAGAGGAGGATGTGGATGAGTTTATTGATACTCTTCGGGATACCTTTAATAACCGCATAGGGTATGCGAACTACAGTTCATCCGTCTTGACAGTTACGAGCGAGAACAGTTATTTCAGGATACCTATTACCCTTCACAAGAAAATCAACTATACCATCACGGTAGGTAAAATCCCCTTCGTCCATAGCGGCGTGGAAATATCCTTCAACTTTGACATAATAGTTCCTCGCTCCTCTAAGTTGATGCCTCCGTTCAATCGTATAGATATGCTGTGTAATGTGTTTGTCCTCAATAAACAGGGCATCGTGATGTCTAGCAACACCGGAACCATCATAGACCAGATGACTATCCTAAACAGGCAGAAAATGTCGCTTCGTATTATGGAGGATATTGTGGAGTTCAAGACGCAGTTCTGTCTTACTAATTATAGGGACAACCATACTTGCGGCAGTTTCAGTTATAACAACAAGGTATGCGAGCGGCTTAATAAGATGCTGTTTAGGACTTTCAAGTGGGATATTACGAACCTGCCTTTCATTCTTGGCGAACACCAGTCCGCCCCTGTCTGCGATAACAGCGATAAGTGCTGCATCTGTCTTACTAATTATAGGAATAATGACAGGGTCTTCAAGGTATTCGTAGATACCGATAAGGTATGCTCTATCGCTCACGATAAATGTATGTTTAAATACTTTGAGACGCAAATAGATAACGCCAAAAAAGACGGTATAGAAGGTGGAGACGACTTCAAGTTCAGGTGTCCTATGCGGAATGTTATGAACTTCAAGGAATATGCCGAGAATATTGACGACATTATTCGTGGAAAAATGAAGACGGGGCGATAAAAGGATATAAGGCTAAGACGCAGTTATAATAGGCGGCGCCTAGAGGTCGCTAGGTATATATATGTATGCTATGTATATTATCTTTTATATTATATATTATATATTATATATTATATATTTTTTATTTTTATTTTGGATATAATACCTTGTTTAGGACGCTACCAAAGGTATAACTAACTATAGATATTAATATGATTACTATTAAGTTAGATGCTTTAGACATATAGAATATATCACAATATTCGGTTATATGTAGATACACTTCAAATATAATGATTTTCACAAACATCCCAAGTATTATATCAAACCCGAAGATGACGCCTAGCAGAAAATTCACTATAATGTGGGTCGCCAGATACACCTTGTTCTCTAGAATGTTATTTGTGTGATTAGGATAAAAGAAGAGGTCAAGGTCGTGCACATTAAAAACGCATCTTAGTATAGTGAATGCTAGAGTTATCGTGAATATTACCAGTAAGTATATGTAAAAAAACTTAGCATCCATCTTAAGGGTCTTTCTAATAAGATAAGATAATTTTATTTAGGTATTAGGTATCAGGTATCAGCAAATACCCGCATATTTCATAGACTAGCCCGAAAGATATGCGTTTTCTAGCAATACTATTGCTCTCCCTGTAATTTGTTAGGAATAACGAGTTATACTTGTCTCTATGTGTCTCCATATAGGTATTGAACTTATTCACGAGGTCTCTTTGTTCTTCTAGTGTTATTTTAGGTTCTATGACAAGAACAGCATACGACCTCGCCGTTAGTTTAGGTGTATTATCTATATATTTATCTCTTGTCGCATCATCAACAATTGACAAACCTATCTTGCTATTTATACTGTCATCTATACATTTCACTAATATACTTGTTAAGCCTTCTGTATTTTTTACTACCCTTGTCGCCCTATCTATTTTGTATTTGGCGTTCTTTTCAAGGTTGTATATTTTACCACCAATCGTATAATTGTTATCAGCATTCAATACAAAGGATATTCTCTTATTAGAAGGATATATATAGCCAGCGCTGCTATCGCTGCTATCGCTCATATTTTTCTTTGTATCACTTTTGGCTCTAAATTGGAAGCAGCATATCGTATAGGAAGTATCCTCAAAAACCTTCTCTTCAAATATATTACAAATGAGGATATCGTATTGTTTAACAAAGTTTCTCCTGAGTTCTATATCAGCCTTGCGTATAGAGCAGAGGAAATTGAGAGGTAGTATTAGAATACCTCCTAGGCAACGAGAACCTATCAAGACTTGTAGAAAGCATTTATATAGGTCATTCGTATTATATTTAGTAAAAATCGCTTTGTCGTCGCATTTATTCCGTGCTAAATATGGAGGATTTGTTATAACAAACGCATTATCAAAATTAGGCGGATTAAGCAAGGTATCGCGCTTAACTATAAAATCCTTTTTAGGCTCTATATCATAGCATTCTATATTATACTTGTCTCTGTCATTCGGTGTAATAAAATTTAATAAATCGCCAGCGCCAGCAAAAGGCTCTATGATATTGCTAATATCGTCTGGTATATACATATTTTGTAGAATGTGGGTATAGTTTGTGGTATAAAATTGACCTAATAATTGCTTTGTCATACCTTTTATACTATATATATCCTTATAATAATAAATTATTAAATTAATAATATCATTTTTTATAATATATATATAGTCATATTGTCATAGCGATTGGTTTGCGTAATTGTATATAGTTTAGGAATATGTTGATATATATGTAGATATATTCGGTGTATGTTAGACTATAATTATTTAACATTTCGTATGCTAAGAACATCTCTATGATTTTAGAAATAAACGGCGAGAAGTTATAAATACACGATGCTAGCAAAGGAGGAACTATAATAGCCGTGTATATCACAGGGCTCCAGTCGTCGCCGCCGTCGCCGTCGCTGCCTAACTTATACGAGAAATACATATAGAAATACTGGAGCATATAAAGGAATTTAAAGAAATAATAGTCTCTTCTAAAAATGTTATTAACCTCGCTACTGTAATTCTGGGTATCAATCCATCTCAAGTAATGGACGAAGGAACTGCCGAATAAGAAAAGGTTTGCGTGGAGATTTGAGGATATGTAATACAGGATTACTAAATATTGTATATTATTATATCCTATGTAGAACTCTATGTCGTGATAGGCTTGTGTAGATATTAACATAAGTTTTGCTAAGTATGCTAGGCATCGGCTCCGCTGGCTCCGCTGTCTTATTGTTAATATAAAGAGGTCTCTAAATAATTTGTTATACAGTATTGTTAGTTTGCCTAGAATAAATCCAAATACAATCGCCCAGTAAGGATATACGCAATAATGTATTTTTAGGATTACACGATATCTCTTTTCTTGCGTCGCTGCGATACCCTCATTCCAAATAATCGGCGATATATAATGACATTCTCTGTGAAAATCAAATCCTACAACATCGCCAGTTTTTATTATATATGTCTCGTGTGTCAAATTGAATATTGTCATAATATCTCTATTATCATCAAGACCTATAATGACCCTATAGCAGGATGCGAACGGTATATAGAAAAGTGAGCCGTCAATATGGCGTGTATAAAAGATGTTGTCTGGCGGTGATACACATATCTCGTTCATATCGTGAAGTATATCAATTCTATAGCCGGCAAATGACCTCTTAAACATATCTATTATCTTTTTGTCCTTCGTGGTATTATAGAACATCTCTTTAATATCTTCTGGTAAATCTTTGTATTTCCAGCAACTAGATGTAGTTGTTGAGGGCTCTTGAAGTATTACCCATTCCCTAATACTATTAAGCAAATAATGGTCTTTTCTTAACTTACAATTGAGAACTCTAGACTTCTGGAACTTCCAAGGTAAATATAGCATAGCATCTATTTATAATATATAAATACTAAAATAATATACTCAAAACTTCCTATTATATAAGGAAAATAGTAAAAATTGATAGTCATCCTATTGGATATATATTAAAGACCAACCAGTCGGTATTCTAACCGACTAACAAGCCAAGTCAAGCCAAGCCAGCAAATCCCTTAAGTAGCAAAATCCCTTAAGTAGCAAGCAACAAAGAAAAGATGACTTCGTCCGCTCCGTCTGCTCCGTCCGCTTCACAGCCTGCTTTCACCAAAACCGAGAACGGTGCTATCGCTCTGGATACCAGCGGTAATGAGATTGTGGATTACTTTATGCTTTATACGCGCACTCTTACCAAGGAACAGAACCACCAGTTTCTAGAGAAGTGCTGGGCGGTTAATCCTAAGAAGACAGTCGCTATCATCTTTAATGGGCGTGATAGGTTGAAGGGTAAGAAAGAGAAGACCGTTTCTAATCAGGCGATGCTATGGCTGCGAGACAACAAGCCATATACCTATATGGCTAACATATCAACCTATGTTAATAAATATGGGCGCTGGAAGGATTTGCTCTATATCTGCTATGAGAACGAAGGCGATGGGATGATTGACAAAAATTACGAATTGACTATGTTTGCCGATAAGTTGCGTGATGACCTGTCTGACCTGAAGATTAGCGAGATGGTCGCTAATGCTAATGCTGACGAGGCTGCTAATGCTGCCGAGGCTGCTAATGCTGCCGAGGCTGCTAATGCTGCTGAGGCTGCTAATGCTGCTGAGGCTGCTAATGCTGACGAGGCTGCTGAGGCGAATGCGAATGCCGAGACAGTCGCAGAGGAACCTGTTGAGCCTGCTAAGCCGAAGAAGGTTAAAAGCGTCTCTCTGTGTGCTAAGTGGGCTCCTAGCGAGAATGACAGGAACGACAGCCGCAAGCATTTCGCCAAGAAGATAGCGACCATCCTTTATGGTAGAGATGATGCTAAGAAGATGGAGAAGTATAGGAAGGAGTATCTCGCACCTCTCAGGAATAAGATTAATATTGTTGAGAAACTTATGTGTAATAATGAGTGGGACAAGATTAACTATGAGGGCGTTCCTGGTGTCGCATCACGCAGATTACACAAAGCCTTCAGTAATCACGATAGCGACCGGTATTGCGATTATCTAGCGAAAGTTAGGAGCGGCGACGCCAAGATTAATATTACTGGTATTCTGCCTCACGAACTGGCGAACTACTATGTTAATCTGCGTAGCACTCAAGACGAATACGAGGAGAACGAAACAATTGAACTGCAATGGAGGGCTGTCGTGAATGATGTTAAAAGTAGCGGCATTCTAGGGAACTCCTTGGCGATTATTGATTTATCGGGCTCTATGTTCTCAGCCAGCAACGGTAGCGTGCCGGCTCAAGTCGCCATCTCTCTAGGTATCATAACCTCTATGTGCTGTAAAGGACTGTTTAAAAACAAGTTCATTACATTTAGCGACACTCCTGAGTTGGTCTCCTTAATTCCCGACGATTTATACAAGGAATATACCGAGAAAGGTATTGAGCCATCGCTATATACCTGCTTTAAATCCCTAGTTGATGTGGAGTTCGGCTATAATACTAACTTCGTTAAAAGTTGCGAGATGATTATTAAATACGGCAAGGAGCACAATATTGCCGATGCCGATATGCCTAAGAAACTATTCATCTTTACCGATATGCAGTTTGACGAGGCGACTGTGGATGTTGTAGGAAAAGAAAAGAATGGAATTGAGGTGCTCTATAAAACTATTGTTAAACTGTTTAAAGCAGCCGACTATACGGCTCCTAAGTTTGTATTCTGGAACCTCAATTCTAGCCACAAGCAGTCTTTCCCTGTGAATTGTAAGACTGAGGGCACGGCGATGATTTCAGGATTTTCCGAGCAGTTGCTTAAGATATTTATGACCTATGATGAGTTTAAACCCGACCTAATCGTTGAAGAGATACTCGCACCTTACCTACCTGATATCTTTATAGATGATAGCGAACTCTAGGCGATGTCTATGAACCGTAAGGGAGATGACAGCGAACTCTAGGCGATGTCTATGAACCGTAAGGGAGATGACAGCGAACTCTAGGCGATAGCGTGCGATAGCGTGCGATATCTGCGAACCGTAAGTATTATGTAGAATGTAATGTAAATGTAATGTATTATATATTTTTTATATTTAATGATAAAAATAAATCTTAGCGATTAGCCCGCTTTAGCCCGCTTTAGCGTCCCTTCTTTCCCTTAGAAAGTTTAGAGGCAGTCTTCTTGACAAACGACCCGATATCCTTGGTGCTGCTTAATAGACGCCCTGGAGTGTTGCGGATAGACTTAACAGGGTTCTTGATAACCTCCTCAACCTCGCCTTCAAACTCCTGTATCTTTACTAGCAGGTTAGTAAGGGTGCTTATCAATATCGGGATGATAATGATGGTGAATAGGAGCGTTATGAATAGGAATAGCGATATCATAGTGCCGATGGCGATGATATCACGGCGTAAGTCGTCAGAGCACTTACACTTCTCGTTCATTAAGAAACGCACATAGTCAAAGGCGTAATAGATATACACTACGAAGGTTAAGAAGAAGATGAAGGAACCGAATGCTAGCAGTTGGACGATTGCGGTTCCCATATTCTTAGCGATGCTTTTCAGCGATACAAACGCAGTTATGAAGAAATATACTAATGCGACAATAGTAAAGGTCTTGATGAACTCCTTGTTGGGATGCTCCGAGCACTCGCAGCCGACGCTCTCTAACTTATATATATAACTCCAAATGATTACAAGCAGCAATACGAATATTAATTGTATAAATAAACTGCTGTAAAAAGATAAAGTGCTGTCAGCCTCTTTCATTATTCTCTATACTATAATAATAGAAATTATTTATTATCTATAATATTGTATATTAAAAATCTGGTGGAACTGTCAAAACTCTTAACATCCAGCAACTTCATCTTTTCAACCATCGCTTTAACCACAGGCTTATTATTACAGTTGTTTAATATCTTTAAAATCTGCTCTATAAATATGTCTATAATATACTTGTGAATACTAGGATTACCTATACATTTCTCAGTTAAGTATCCGTAAATGTCGTTTAGCAGCACCGGAATTTCTGCAGGCTTGTATTTAATCCAAATGATATTTAGATTATGAATGCTTTTTTTCCATTTAATATAGTCGCAGTATAACTCATACTCGTTATTCAGTAATAGCAGGTTATTCTCAAATATATATTTAGGTGGTATCCACTCCTTATTAACAAGATAACTGTCCCACAGCCTATCTATATTACTAGATAAGAAGGCGGTATCAAAGTATTCTAGCAATTTAATATAGATGTTGTTCTCTCCGTCAATACTGTCTGTCGCCTTGATATAAGACCAGACAATCATAAATACCTCTTTTAAGTCTGGTAAGTCGCCGTTGCTACCGCTGCCGTTGCCGCTACCGCTAGTGTCAATAATAGCCCTTATTTTCTCATAAATGGTATCTTTGTTCTTCGCTGTTAGTTTATTTAAATGACCGATTAATGTCCGTTTAGTACAAGAATTGTCAGAAAAGTCAGGGATAATAATATGGAACCGTCCTTTATTACTCGTGGTTCCTGCTCCTATTCCTGTTCCTATATTATTAGCGATATGTAGGCTCTTCTCCTTCTTGTTATTTAACTTTTTCTCCCATATCATCTTTGGGTCATAATACGAATCAAAACAACTACACGACTTTTTAAGGGCGTCCGCCTTATTCATAATATGTGCAGGAACATCTATATTATATCTACTGTGAAAAACAGAGAGACTGATTTTAATTACTTTCTCATCCATTATAATAGTAAATATATTTAATAATCTTATATATAAAATGGTATGTCCTATGGTATATTATATCATATCATATAAAAAGTATATACATATAGTATGATATAATATACCATATTATATAATATATATATGATTTTAGATTTAAAAAAGCAATTTGTAGAAGACCTTGATAACATTTATAAAACCCATTTAATATACAGGACTATTGTAGTCTGCGGCGATAACCTAGCCGATTATAAGGAGTTGCTAGAGAACAAGGACTTCAGCGTATATGTTGTTAAAGCAGTTTCTAATATCAATATCAATATCAATTACGATACTTTAGACCACCGGATTATCCTAGTTAATAATGAGATGGTTGAAGACTTTTTAAATAGCATTATAGCGAATGATATAGACAACTTCTACACATATATAACATTCACATTTGACAATACCAGTATGAAGGATACGATTGTCAAGAAATACCATAATGTCCGTAATATCGTTAGTTCCATTCTGTAATTTATAAATAATAATATAGCATTATGTTAGGAAGAATTGAATGGCTAAGACGAAAGGAATGGGTATGACGAAAGGAATGGGTATGACGAAAGGAATGGGAATGAGTTTTGGTATGAATATGAATTTTGGAAAAGGTATGAATATGGGTAAGGGCAAAGGCTCAAGCAATATAACCTTAACAGGTATCATACTGATATCAGCGGTGTTTATATTTGCGATACTGATAGCGAATAGACAGCAGATACAAGAGGCGTTCTTTAGCGAGAAAAGATACAGTTTAGAGTATTACTATATGGATACTTGCGGACATTGCAGAGACTTTAACGAGACAGGCATTTGGGATAAATTGGGCGCCCAGACATTCAATAATGTATCGCTAAAAAAATACGATAGAGCAGAGCACAAAGAGCGTGTAAGCACCTTAGGGATTACTGGGTTTCCGGCGTTCGTTATGGTTGATAATACGGCTACCGCTGGGACAGGCGGCGCTCCAACTATCCTAGCGTCCTTTGAAGAAGAGAGGACTTACGAGAACCTCTTGAAGTTCATAAAGGAGTATGAATGAATGTAATAGATATAAGATATAAGATAATAGATATAAGATAATATTAAAGTATCTTAATATATTAAAATGGGCGGTGGTATAACACAGTTGGTTTTAAAAGGGCAAATGGACGCATATATTAATATAAACCCTTGTATCAACTACTATAAATATGTTTATAATAAGCATGTTAATTTTTCTATGGAGAACAAGAATATTATCCCTGTGAATAACTCATCTATAGACTTAACAAACACCACAAAAAATATACAAATGACCTTTGAGATAAAACGCTATGGGGATTTAATAAGTAATATGTATCTGTCTTTTAACCTGCCTAACATATATTCTACGGATACGCACAGGTTCCGTTGGGTATCTAATGTGGGGCACAACTTTATTAAAACGGCTACCATCAGGATTGAAGGAATTGTCATAGACGAGGTATATGGGGAATGGATGAATATCTGGAATGAACTGACGAACAAGGACGGCGTTGAATACAATAAACTTATTGGGAATATTCCCGAATACACCAGCCCTAACAACAACAACACGAGGTATGTTATCAGGAACAACATATTATATAATCGTGTGTATCCGTCCAAGGACAAGATAGCCGACGCTGACAATCCCTCAATAAAAGGGCGGGTATTACAGGTGCCCTTGAACTTCTGGTTCTCCCGTAATCCGTCTCTGGCTCTCCCGTTATACAAGATACAAAATCAAGAGATAAAGGTGGATGTCGAGGTGAATGAGATGGAGAAGTTATATCAAGTATGGTGCGATAAATTGAAGATGTATGTATCACCGGCATTCTTTAATAACATATATAATGTTAAGATAGATATCAATACTTTTTTGAAAGGCACAAGTTATGTGCAGTGTTTCCTAGATGTGAATTATATATTCTTAGATAGCGATTACAGGATGAGTTCATTACAGACTGAAGGGATTGTTAAATATGTGGTGGATTATGTGAAACGGCAGACATTCCAAGCACTAAATATCACTAGCAACGGCGACTATTATACCTTAACCAGTTCATATAATCACATTAAAGAAATTATATGGATATTACGCCGAACCGATATACCTGAAAAACTGAATATACACGACAACTATACTGCTTCGCACACATATAACGAGACGATGGGATTGTTAGAGAGTGCTCGTATTATGTGGGCGGATACTATAATCCGTGAAGACCAGAAGGCATATTACTATAATAACATACAGCCCTATCAGTATCATACGCAGGTGCCTAGGACGGGCATATATTGCTACTCGTTCTCTCTGTTCCCTGAAAAGATAATGAGTGCAGGCTCCTTTAATAACCAGATGACGACCACCTCGCTATACCTGAAAATCAATAATAAAGGTAGCGACACAAAGGATATCACGAAGACCGCTGAATATAAATATCTATTTGAGTTAGCGAAGCGAAACTCCGTAGATTATATCCAAGAAAAGGATGTTAAATTAGATGTTATCGTCTATACGAGGGTTATTAATGTATTCTCGGTAATTAACGGGACATGCAACTTTATTTGGGCTAGATAAGGCTGCTAGGCTCTATTATTTTTATATCTATCTTTAATAAAAAGAGGTTATAATGGATTTGATGGTATTATTACTTATATTATTATCAGGATATATAATTAAATATTTAATAGATACCATAAACACCCTTAATACTGAAATAAGGGAGATAAAGATGAAGTGTATCTCAGGTAATAAAGATGTTAAGTTTGATAGTCCTATTAGCAGCGGCTCCGCTACTGCCGCTACGAATGCTGCGGCTGCGGCGGCTAGTGCGAATGACGCATTAATTAAAAACATCGCATACTTTAAGGACTACTTTGATGACAAATAATGATATAAATAATAAACGCACATATATTTAATATAAGGAAAGCATTCAGCGACGCTTATAAAATGCCTAGAAAAGCAAAAACCGCCGATGTGAATGCGAGTGATACGAAGAAGAAAAAGAATTTAATGAATACAATAATAAAGGATATCACGGTAGTTGATAACGAGGACATCATATTACAGTTGCCTTTGTCTAATACCCAAATTAATAAACTGAATATAACCGATAACATCCCGATAACCGAGTTTCCTGAGCCCTATGAGCCGAACTGTTTTTATATTAATGAGAACAACACCTACAGCACTATTCAAGACAACATCATATTTGACAATAGTAATAGCGAGTATTCTTTGAAAGTATCACACAAAGAGGAAATCTTGAATTCTAATAATAACTGCTACTGGTGTTGTCATCCAATAGACAACAGGACATTCGGGATGCCCTATAAATACAATATTAAAACCGATACCTATGTGTTGTTCGGGAACTTCTGTTCCCTAGAATGTGCTAATGCGTATAACTTCTCGTCTCACAGCGGCAGCGACAAAGTCTGGGAAATTAACAGTTTAATACAGATGCTTAGCAAACATTACGGGTTCTCTCATCCTATTCGCCCTGCTCCTTCCCGATTTTTGCTAAAGATATTTAATGGTCCGATGTCTATTGAAGAGTTTCGCAAAGGGCACTACACAAATGACAAGACATATATTCTAAACCTACCGCCTATGATTTCTACCAACTTCACCTACGAAGTTGTGAATACCTCGTATTTAAAGAATATTACCGACAATATGCATATTAAACTAGATAACCAAAGCAATAGCAACAATACTAAGAAAAAGACTGCCGTTGGTGCTGCTGGCGCTGCTGGTGCCGCTGGTGCCTCCGCCGCTTCCGCTAACACAATTGACAATAAACTCAGTCTAATCGTTTCTAACAACTAAAAATTGATATAAGAATAACAATCCTTATATATATGCGAAGATGACTACGACGATGACCGCTAATGCTGCCGCTGCTGCCGCCGCCGCTGCCGATGCTGCCGGCATATACTTCTCGCCTTATAGAATTTCCACGATAACTTGCAACGCAAATGTAGGTAATAATCTTAATGTTAATCTGGGTATATTATTTGACAATATCAGTATTATAGAGAATGTCGCTGAAAGCGGTGTTAAAGGGGTCGTGTGGGCTCAGTTTATGAAGAACGGGACTGACGCTTCCAAAGGTGTATATCCTAAGAAGCGAAGGAAGAGCAAGAAGAATACTATGAAAAAGAACAGGTTTGACAATCAAGTTACAGTTATCTATAAATTTACTGACAAATATATCCCGAATGTGAAGATATTTAAGAACGGCAATATACAATTAACGGGCATCAAGGATGTTAAGGATACTGAGGAAATTGTCAATCATATCATTAATGAAATTACGACTATCTATAACAATATTGACAAGGCTATTATTGTTAATCCTGAGCCAGACTATGTGTTGGATTTGAAATACCAGAATTTTAAAATTAGGATGATTAACACGGACTTTAAGGTTTATCACGACCCTGAACTGAAGAACGGGTTTGAAATTAGGCGAAAGGAAATTCACAAGTTGTTTATTAACGACGAGCACAACAATAAATGTAGTTTCCAGCCCGGAATATATCAAGGGGTTAAACTAGAATATTTCTGGAATATTCACAATAAAAACAAGAATGGTATCTGCTCGTGTCCTAAGTATTGCTACGGCAAAGGCACAGGGCAAAATCTAGGCGAATGTAAGAAGGTTACTGGAGCATTATTTGAAAGCGGTAGCGTATTGATTACAGGCGGCATAACATTCGCTCAGGTTGATGAAACCTACAAGTATATATGCGACTTCCTAGAAAAACACAAAAACATCATTAAGAAGCCGCCTCCTAATACCAATATGGCTCCGGTAGCGGCGGCGTCCGTCTAGCCCTGCTAGCCTTAAATAGTATTCGTATGACATTCTATATTATATGTGTTAGTAGCGTTAGCGGCGTTAGCGGCAGCATCAGGAACATTATATTTTTTATAATCACCACTATTAACTGTGTTGTTTCCGGGTCTATTATAAGAAGGTATATGATGACTTGCGTAAAAATGCGAACAGTATGCTACGGCATCTGGTTCAACCCTAGGTATCACATAATTATTTCCCCACGGCTTCTTGTCAAATAAAACATCACCTGTGTATAGCCCTGCGTTCTTTAAAGGCTCTGGTGCTTTCACATTAGGGCTATAGTCTAACTCGGCATACATCAATTCACCTCCCATTTTTTGTTTTGTATTATTCTATTATATATATAATAAATAAAGAATATAAAGATTAAAGCATATTAATACTCATATAATGAGTTCGCAAAAAAGGAATGCTAGCGGCGCTAGCGGCGGCGGAGCCCTAAATAAGAAACCAAAGAAAGATGGCGAGCCTGACTTCCTTAGCGACGGCTTAGATAACAAGGCGATTTGTGATATCGTTCAGGATATTATGGCGATTATCCACGATAACAAAAGTAATACCGCACCGGCTCCGCATTCCCAGATAGTTAATAAGATAAGTAGCGATGACAAGTTTAAATTCTTTATTGAGAGATACCCTATGCTTTTTGATATGGTGACAAAAGAGACAGGGTTTGAATACTCAAGCCTAGAGTATTTCTTGTCTATGCGTGAGGAGATTATCAAGCAGCGGATTACCAGCGAAGAGGCTTCTAAACAGGTAGGACAAGTATGGTTTGACAAATACTATAAACAGTAATGCGAAGCGTAGCAGCGAAGCGACACAAGGCTGCGAAGCGACGAAGCGGCGATAATACTCATTTTATTTATTATTTTTCCCTTTAAAAATATAAAAATTGATATAAGAAGGTATCGTATATGTATTAGTACGATTACCGCAACTACGACGATGACTTCCGCTTCTACCCCTGTTAAATTTCCTACCAACCTCTATGAACTTATAGAAGAAACATTTAAACTCTATGAAGAAAGGCACGCTAGCGTAGCGACCGTAGCAGATAACAACAGTTATGCGAACTGCCTTATCTCTCTGTTGAAAAAGTATCACCTCTGGCCTATGATGAAAGTCAAGAAGTTCAAGGGACGCAGCGATATCGTCCTGCTACACAATACCTATATTAGGAATAATGTAGATAACTTTAAGGAACTATACGAACAGTGTCGCAGTATCGTTCTAGACTTCAGTCTCAATTGTAATAATAATATTGTAGTTACTTATGCTAACTCTATCCCTGAGCGTATCAATTACAACAATTACATCTCTACGCTCGACGGCAGCGATGCTAAAGCGAGCAGCGAAGGAGACAAAGTATACGAGGCGTATGACGGCACCATCATCACCGTCTATCATTATAAGGACGAGTGGTATTTCGGGACTTCCAGTTGTCCCGATGCGAACAGTTCTAAGTTCTCGCATCCTACCAAAACACACGGCAATATGTTTGACGAAATCCTCTATAAATACTTTAGCCAACATTTGACTGCTGAAGACGCTGCTCTAACAGCCGAAGACGCTGACGCTGTGTCCGCAAAACTGCGAGGTTTGTTCGTCCAACATCTAGACCCTGCTATGGCTTACGAGTTTATTATCGTTCATCACGAAAACCGGCACATCATAGATTATACAGGACTGCTAGGAGAGAATTATATGGAGATGTTCCACATCAATACCAAGCATCGCTGTTCGCTCGCCGAGAATGACATTATGTCCTCTATTATCCCGTCGCTGCTAGAGGTCGGCGTTAAATATCCCTTGCCGTTCAATAATATTCAGGAGGCATACGCACATATTAATACGACGCCTTACAGTTATGGTTTAATTGTTAAGAAGATTGTAGCGAACGGCAGCGGCAGCGGCAGCGGCAAAGTGAAGTTATACAAGATATCTACGGACGCTATCAATTATCGTGAAGAGACTGACCCGTGTCATCCTAATATGTGGATGAATATCCTGTCGGTATATATGAAAAACAAGACAGAATATACCATCAAGGATTATATCGCCAACTACCATCCCTATATCAATTTGCCGGTAGATAATAACGGACAGAAGATAGACCCGACATATCTCATCCATACCATCATCTCAACTATCAAGGACAGCCTGTATTCCTATTATAAGGCGACGACCGTCTATTATCCCAACTATAACCGCTTTAAGATGAATAAGGAAATGGATAAACAGTTTCCGCCAATTATCCAGTATCATTTGGCTCAACTGCGTAATCTCCAAGTTAATACCTATAAGACTAAGATGATTACTATGGGTAATGTGTATCACTACATCTGTCAATGTAATGACATTAATAACATTAAAACCCTCATCCAATTCTTCGCATCTAACCCGATTAACGAGATGTCGCCGAGAACCTCTATGTGTTTCGCTATAATGACTAGTCTAATCTCATAAAATCGCTCTCCCATTTCCTTAAATCCCCTGCGTTAAATATCCTTTGTATTATTTTTTATATTTATAAAATAAAATAAAAATCGCGCGTATATATAGAAAGAAATATGGTTAGTATAGAAAGCCTTCTCCAACAATTACAGAACGGAGGAAAGAAGTCTATTAAGCGTAAGCCGGCTGCGAAGCCTGTTCGTGCTCGTTCCGCATCACCTGTTAGACGCAAGGCGAAGCCTGTTCGCTCGGCTGCGAAGCCTGCGAAACGCCGTGTCTTCCCTAAAATGAGGAGAAGCATAGGTGGGTTCTTTGATGAATTAAATAATATGGTTGTGGGACAAGGAGCCGAAAAGAAGGATAAGGCTACCCCTGTGGTAGCCGGAACTGTTAATCCTGCTGCTACCGCTGCTATGGGTGGCGGTCGTTATCGTGTGTTTAAGAAGAAGGTTGCTACAAAGAAGTCCTTGAAGAAGCCTAAGCGTCGTATGACATTTGGCGGGTATGAGGGTGAAGAAGTAGCGGAAGCAGCGGAAGTAGCGGAAGCAGCGGAAGAAGCCGAAATGGAGCAAGAAGGTGGTCGCCGTCGTGTGTTTAAGAAGAAGCCTAAGCGCCGTCCTACTTCCAGAGGTCGTATGTCATACGGTGGATATGAGGAGGAAGCCCTAGGCGGTCGCCCTCGCCGTCCCCGTGCTCGCTCCGCTTCCCCTGTGCGTCGTCGTTCCCCTGCTCGCCGTGTCCGCCATTAGATAATAGATAATAGATATTATTGATAAATAGCCTTTTTTTTTGTAATATATTAAAAAATGATATATAAGATAGATATAATATAGTTAGTATAGAATATGCCTACATTCCAAAATTACAGTTATGACGAACCCTCGGGATGCTCTAGTTTTGAAATCAATAATATTGACCTAGCGATTATTAATGGTATTCGCCGTGTTATATTAACCGACATTCCTATTGCTGGTATTATCGGGGAAAAACTAGAGAACGACGACCCTACCGTTGATATCCTTATAAACAACGGAGCACTCCACAACGAGATTATTATTCATCGCATCGGTCTCATCCCTATCTGTCTTAAAGAAGAGGAAATAGACGATTACAAGGATGACAGCATTTGTATTGAATTGAATGTGAAGAATACCACCAACAAGACGCTAGATGTCCTAACAAGCGACATAACGGCGACCCGTGAAACAGCGACCCGTAATACGGTTAATATCACTAAGGAAGAACTCGCCACCATCTTTCCAGCCAACAAGATATCCGGCAACCATATCTTAATAACACGCCTGAGAACTGGCGAACATCTACATTTTAAAGCGAAGGTCGTTAAGAGGACTGGTCGTGATAATGCGTCGTTTAATCCTGTGTCGCTCTCTAACTTCTCGTATATCCAAGACCCCAAAGAAGCCGACAAAAAGACCAATATTCTAGACAAGGAACGCTCGTATTACAAAAATAAATATGGTGATGCTGTGCGGTTCAAGTTTGATATTGAAAGCATTAACCACAATATCGGTCCCAAATACCTCGTTTCTAAATCGCTAGATATCATTATAGGCAAACTAGAGTTGCTTAGGCGTGAATTGAATAATGCTGATGCGGCAGCAGCGTCAGCGGCGACCAAAGTTAAGATACAGCAATTCCAAGATATCGCTGGAACTTATGAGTTTATTATTGAGGATGAAGACGATACGCTAGGTAATATTATACAATCCCATATTCACAATCATTTTATTAGAGAAAATAACAAATACAAGGACAAGATATCTTGCACCTATATCGGCTATATCTGCCCGCATCCGCTAAAATCCTTGATGATTTTGAGGATATCGCTTGAAAATGCTAGCGGCGATGCTAAGATATTCTCGGCATTCCTAGATGATAACTGTGCGGTAATCGCCGAAGAACTATCCAAGATTAAAAACGATTGGATGAAGTTCGCTATTGACAATATTTAGATACGCTACCTTCGGCTCGGCTGCTACGCTCCTTCCTTATATACTTTTTGGGTTAATACTCTTTTTATCTTTTTTATCTAATAATAATATATATTATTGTAGTAAATAGAAACATAAGTTCAATATGGCTACGGATATAGAATACTTAGACGAAGAACTGGATGATATTGAATATACCGAGATACTCACTTTTGAAGAGATGAGCCGTATCAATCCTTCGTTTATTGCTTTGGATAAGGAAGAGATATATAACAGCCTCTATGTTTTTTTTAAAGATAAGAAGAAAGCCGACCAATTGCGAAGCCTATTCTATGAGATACTAGAAAATCGTGAGAGCAAGAATGGTAAAATAAAGGATTACAGCAACTATATCTTCGCAGCAGAAGGCGAATTAGAAAATTATGGAAGCGGCGAAGGCGATGGCGAGAGCAGCGAGAGCGGCGACCCTAAAGACGCTGTATATAACTTTATAGGCAAATATAACAACAAAAGCGACCTCCGTGAATTCACTAAGCGTAAATTTGCTGTATCCTATGACAGAAAATCTAATAAGATAAGATTAAAGCCAACTCATAATACTACTATAGTTATTGGCGCAGCCGCTGCCGCTCAGAAAGATTTCCCTAAATATCACCAGATTATCAAGGATTACCCAGTTGTTAATTGCGATAGCGTAGAGAAGGTTGAGAATATATATAATATTAATGATACTGATGATGACGGCGGCGGCGGCAGCGGCGGTAGCAGCGGCATCTCTCTTCCTATATTAGGTGCCTATTACAAGATACCAACGACCACCGTGAATGACTATATGTATGCGAAGATAGCATCGCACCTATTAAACAGCGTTAATACGACCTACAGGGCGGCTAGCGCTTCCATAGATATTTGCGACTTAATCAAGAAGACACGCCCTGATATTGAGATGTCTATTAAAGAGATTAATAGCAATAAAGACGCCTTTTATCTAGACTACGGTAATATCAACAACATTTTAAAAAAATACGACTATTCCTTGGACTTTATAACCGAGAAGGATTTGGAGGTTTTAACAGAATGTATGTATTCTATTATAAAGGGCGAGAAGGAACGCAAGCACGGAGCCCACGGGGCATTCAAGATTAAACGCCCTGTCTTAATCAATAAGAAACTGACCTTCTATGATAATATTGAGAAGACGCTAAAAATCATCAATATATCTCCGCAAGTTAAATCATTTCTAGAGAAGACAAAGGATATTATATTAAAATACAAAAACGACATCATACAAACTGAGGTTATTGCTTTAAAAAATTATAATGTCTATGATATCATTAAGCAGATTAACGATGACGCTATTACGATTGAGGAGATTATAGACGAACTCAAGTTATCTATAAAGACCATCAATATAGATAATGCTCTAGAGACCATCAACGATATATTAGAGGCTCAAGAAAATCTAGAAGATATCAAGGAAGATTGTGATAATGTCAAGAAATACTTTGTATATTCACGAGAGCACATATTTGATTACGACAAGGACGGAAAAAAGTATGTTATATCTAAGAGAGAGAACAAGGCGATTAGCGATGGAAACGACATAGACAACTACGAAGGGCTAAAAGATGATGACGATATTATTGAAGACGAAAATAAGGGGTTTGTAGGCGATGCTGATGATGTCGGTGTTGGCGGTAGCGGTGTAGGTATCGGCGTCGGCAGTGTCGGTATTGGTGGTATCGGCGTCGGCACCGTAGCGACAGCCGTTAATAACAATTATGACATTAATAGGTATATAGCGAACATTCACTTCAGGAATGACAAGGCATTTATAGAGATTTTAAAAATAATTCTAGAGTTGGTTAAGAAGATTAATGATGTCGCCAATATTGATATTGACTATGACGCCCTGTCTAACCATATATTCCAAAAATATCGCTCTATTTTAACCATAACACGATACGAAATATACCTAAAGAAATTGAAGAAATTGAAAGTCGCCGGAGCCGCCGCCGGCGCCGAAGATATCAAGAAATACGCCAAGAAATATGCCGAAAGAGTGCCCTTATATTTGGACTTATGTTTATCTAAAAACAATCTAGATAAACGCCACAAATGGTATGAGGATATAAGGAAAGCGACCGCCGAGGAGTTTATAAACAAGGCACACATAGATATAGTGAAGACCGCTAATAAGGAGTTCGTAGCCGCAATCAACTCCATATTTTACGAGGCTATCTGCTTCTGGATTGTAGATACGCAAGAGAACCTATTAAAAAACAACATAGCACTAAATGCGAATATGATGAACCCGAGGCATATTGACACATTCAATAGCAAAGGGCTGCTATATTATATTATAGAATTGTCAATAGACCACTTTAGATTGAGCGACGACAACGACTATATGATAAATACCGACGCTTTACAAAAAACCCTAGTTAATATCATTAAAAACGGATATAAGGATAAGGGCGAAGCCATATTGAATGAACTGATTAATAAGAAGAATATTGATGCGAAGAATAGGTGCTCCGTAGATAGAAATAGATATACCGACGAAGAACAGTATTACATAGATAAACTGCTTTTGACACCAAACATTAACTCTAAATATGAGAAGATACACAAGTATATCCAAGGCTGCTGCCTACGCAAACTTAACAACGACTTTAACGACATAAGCGACTTCGTCAATAATGACAATACGGAGATTATAAAATTGAAAGAGCACTATTCTAAAGTTAATCTAAACAACAAGGAGCGGGACACCAGATATACGCTGCCTAGGCTGGCTAGGCTGGCTAAAATACACAAGAAAGGCGACAAAGACGCTAGCGACGACGACGCAGACGATGGCGACATATTCGCTAATGAGGTTAGAGACAAGGTTAAACATATTAAATATGTAGTTAAAAAACCCTTTGTTTATAATTTTAAAAATTATGGCGTTGATGAGTGGCTAGATGAGATGGATGGGAAATCTCCCCTATTGCCTAGTAATCTAATTGTAAATCTAAAGAATTACAATATTGATGCTGTTAAACAGGCGATTACCGACAACATCAAGAGACTTAAGAATATAAAGAGTAATGTTAGCGGAGATTTTTTAAACTGTGCGTATGTTAATTACAAAGAGATATTGCTAAATATATGTAAGATATTGTATGTTTGTAAGGGAGCGACGGCAGGAGCGACGGACGATGTATTCCAAGATAGGATTATGAATTCCATTAAAGACATTAAGAAGATGGCTAAGTATCTCTATGATTTAAATAAGAATTATGATGCGGACGACGAAGTCGTCGTTAATATTATAAATCTAGCGGTTATTGCGAACTGCTTAAATTACCCTGATTTGCTGGGTGTTGAGAATATCCCTAAGAAATTTGTAGCGGATAAGGCTGACAAACTCTATGAATATTTAAAAACATACTTAGAAGGAAAATATAACAAGTTCTTAAGTCCTGAGGAAATCACGGTATTTCTTGATAAAAAGCGTGAAGAATATAAAATTAAGAAATTAAAAGATAATGCCGACTTAGATGTAGAACAGAATGATATTCGCCGACAAATGAAAGCGGCTGGTATTAAAGATGCCTATAATACTAACAAGGACAGCGAAGCCGGCGATGCTGGCGGCGACGGAGTAGATGGCGGCGATGCTAGAGATGCTGGCGGCGCCGACGCTGCCGACGCTGGCGGTATAGCAGATACTTATAAGAATGACGAAAAGGATGCTGACTATAATAGCAAAGATAATGATAATTATAATATATATGACGATGAAGATTATGAATGAATATGAATTATGAATGAATATGAATTATGAATGAATATGATAACTATTAAGCATTAGAATTCCCCATAGCATTCATCGCATTCTGCTGTTTCATAACAATTTCAGCGGAGTTAGACGGAGGCACATAGGACTTGTTGTTTCCTATGGTGCCGTTAAGTTGTAGAGGCAGGTGCCTATCTTTAAAACTTTCTACCACTTGCATCTTGTATCTGTTTGGTATTTCCTCAAATAATATGTCGTTTATGAGGTTCTCGTATTTTAATGCTAGCAGACTGAACTCGTGGTCGTCTATTTCATCGTCATTCTCAATCTGTCCCGCTAATAGCAAGAATTGCTGCCCTAATCGCTTGAATAAATCGCATTTCTCGCTAGCCTTAATGCTGTTATTAAGCGATATAATAAGAACGCTAATAGCATTCACAACGATATTTGGTATCTTAACTTCGTTAGCGTCCTCGCTTATACTGTTGATGATACACATAGCCGATGATGTTAAAACCAAAGGTATATTGAAGGCGAACTTAACCATAGACCAATAACCGCTCGCTTTACTACATAATAGCACGAGAGCCTCCGTCTTAGACAGCAATTTCTCCACCTTGAAAGTCAAATTCGGCGATATCTTAGAAGCGGTTCTAGCAATTACAGTATTATCTGTCATATTTATCCTTTTTATCCTACTATAATAAAACTATAATAATAAAATATCTTAGTATTACCCAAAATATCTATATAAGGCTTTGCTATACTAAGTTATGGCGGGCGAGCCTCGCCGTTAGGTCTTCAATCATTTTCTGCTGTTCGTCTAATCTCTTCGTTAAATCCTGAATAGACTTCGTTAATAGCGGGATTAGCGTCATATATTCTATGGTATAATTGTTGCTATCATTAGCAGGCACATTAACAGCCTCAGGTATCTCCTTGTATAAATCTTGAGCGATAAATCCGTAATTCCGCTTATCCCCCTCGGTCTGGTTTATCGTTAAATAGGATACCGGCGACAGCCTATTAATCAACTCTAGGGAACTATCCAAATCCCTTATATCCTTTTTATATCGCCTATCACTTATAGTTGAGTAGTTAATCGCATTAATCGTCCCATTCACATCTAATTTACATACGGGGGTCGTGGTGCCTATGCCTACATTATTGTTATTAAAAATGTTAATTATAGAATACTCTGTAGGCTCGTAGGGCGTCCCTAATTGCCAGATTTCTTGTGCGTTCCAAGATGACGACAAGACCGCACTATTAGCCTCGTTGTATGTCGCCGGTCTGTTTAAATATATCTTGCCGTCCTGCGTATTGTCGCCTAACTGGGAGCACCACATCGCCGTATAATAGACGAACTCGGTGGATGTCGCAGGCAAGTCAAAGAATGAGCCCGATATATTCGCAACAAAATACGAAGAGGTGCTAGCCTCCGCCCCAAGATTATGCGAGAGCCAGCAAGATGTCCCTTTGTTGTCTATTAGGTTATTACCATCAGCCTCCGTTATATGCGTCCAAGCACCCGCTTCGCCAATCTTGCGATATAGCCGCAGTCCCCACCATCTAGCGTCAGTCCCATAGTCAATACCTATATGACACGAGAGATGGACGAGCACCTTAGAGGAGATGTGGGTAGGCTTGATACGCACGCAAAACCCCTGTATCTTGTCGCTGACGATACTGGTGTTATTGTCAATAAATTGCCAGCCGCTACCTGATTTAACCACAATATTCCTATAAATATTAAAGAGCGTCTGTATTGACATATTTTGACATATAACCGCATTCTTAGGGATGAAAGTCGTCTCTCTTTGCCAGATTTCTTGGGCGTTCCAAGAAGACGAGAGGACAGCCGTATTGGCGGTGTTAGCGGCGTTATAGGTCGCCGGTCTATTCAAGTATAACTTGCCGTTCTGCGATATGTCCCCTAGTTGCGAGCACCACTTTGCCGTATAATATACAAATGTATCCATAATATTTGGCGTATCATAATAGGCACCTGAGACATTCGCTATAAAATACGAAGAGGTGCTAGCCTCCGCACCGAGATTGTGCGAGAGCCAGCAAGTAGTTCCGCTGCCGCTACCGCTGCTAGCCGTCCCGTCAGCATCCGTTATGTGTTCCCACGCTCCTGCTTCGCCAATCTTGCGATATAGCCGAAGTCCCCACCATCTGGCGTCAGTCCCATAGTCAATACCTATATGACAATTTAAATTTATTAGTATTTTAGAGGTATAATGGTTAGGCATTATGCGAACACAGAAGCCCTGAATATTGTTATTGATAATACTAATGTTGTTATCAATAAACTCCCAGTCGCTGCCTGTCTTCTCTACAACATCTTTATAGATGCTGAACTGCGTTTGCGTCGGCGTATATTTAGTGACTATCCCGCCTTTAGGGAAATACGATGTCTCTAATTGCCAGATTTCGCTAACATTCCACGAAGACGAAACAATAGGAGCATTTAAGGCGTTTATTACCGCTGGTCTATTTAAGTATAACTTGCCGTCCTGCGTATTGTCGCCAAGCAGAGAGCACCATTTCACAGTATAATAGACGAATGAGGCGGCTGCTCCGGCTGCTATGGCTTCTGCTGTGGATATAAGCGGTATATCGTAATAGGCACCTGTTATATTCGCTATAAAATACGAAGAACTGCTAGTTTCGGCACCGAGATTGTGCGAGAGCCAGCAAGAAGTCCCGCCGTCGCCGCTGCCGCCGCTGCCCGTCCCATCAGCCTCCGTTATATGCGTCCACTCACCCGCTTCGCCAATCTTGCGATATAGCCGCAGTCCCCACCATCTAGCGTCAGTCCCGTAGTCAATACCTATATGACAATTTAAATTTATTAGTATTTTTGAAGAATAATGGTTGGGCTTAATGCGAACACAGAAGCCTTGGACTTTGTCATCTACGACATTAATGTTATTGTCAATAAATTGCCAGCCGCTGCCTGTCTTCTCAACAACATCCTTATACATCGTGAATTGCGTCTGTATAGGACTGAATTGCGACAATATAGACGAACTGCCTGTATATGTTTTACCGTTGGGATATATCATACCATTTTTATATAATTCGCCAGTAAAATTAACATTCCCTGTAATATCTAGGCTATTACGCATAGTCGCCAAACTATTCACAATTAGATTGGAATTCACAACCAGCCGCCCATTAACCTCTAGATTGCTATTATACCTATCTTCTATTATAAACTTGTTCTTCGTGCCTTCGGCTATCTTGTCGGTGGTCGTCTCGTTTATTCGACGCTCTATTATATTACTGGTCGCTAGCACATAATTACTGGCGTTCCGGTCATTCGCAGCCATATTAGAGACTACTGCGGTTAGCCCGTCGCCTAAGTTTGAACTCGCCGATACTACAAAGGTAATCTGCGTATTGTTAAGTTGGGTTATTTGGTTTATTAAATCGTCTTTAACAGATGATACATAATTACTGGTATCCCAAATAACATCTCTATTATTCCTTTTATACACGCCGTCGCTACCGCTGCCGCCGCCTCCAATAAGAACATCGCCATTATTAGAAATTCTAAAAACCTCCATACTCATATTAGAAGCAACAAGGATATCGCCGCTAGGGCTATTCTGCTGTATTATTAGAGCCGTGCTACTGTTGCCGGCATTCACAACCTCTAATCTCTCGGTATTATATACAACTGTTTCAAGTCGTGTGGTATCACCTAGAACTATTAAATTAGAATTAACTATTAGGTTCCCATTAACCTCTAAATCATCATTATATCTATTATTCACTATAAACTTATTGTTAGCACTTATAACCTCAGTTATCATATCAGTCTTCAAGTCGGTTATTCGCTGTGATATGAGATTGCTAGTCGTCCTAACATAATTACTGCTATTCTCATCATTCTCTTTAACCTTATTTATTAGATTGTTGCTAGCGGTTAGAATGTAATTACTGCTATTCTCGTCGTTCTCTCTAACTTTGGCTATAAGGTTGTTGCTAGCGGTTAGAATGTAATTACTGCTATTCTCGTCGTTCTCTCTAACTTTGGCTATAAGGTTGTTGCTAGAGGTTAGAATGTAATTACTGCTATTCTCATCGTTCTCTCTAACTTTATTTATTAAGTTATTACTAGCAGTTAGCACATAATTACTGCTATTCTCGTCGTTCTCTCTAACTTTATTTATTAGATTGTTGCTAGCAGTTAGCACATAATTACTGCTATTCTCATCGTTTTCTCTAACTTTATTTATTAGATTGTTGCTAGAGGTTAAGATGTAGTTGCTAGCATTCTCGTCATTCTCTCTAACTTTATTTATAAGGTTGTTGCTAGCAGTTAAGATGTAGTTGCTAGCATTTTCATCGTTCTCTTTAACTTTATTTATTAAGTTATTACTAGATGTTAGAATGTAATTGCTACTGTTCTCATCATTCTCTCTAACTTTGGCTATAAGATTGTTGCTAGAGGTTAAGATGTAGTTGCTAGAGTTCTCATCATTCTCTCTAACTTTGTTTATTAAGTTATTACTGGAAGTTAAGATATAGTTGCTAGCATTTTCATCGTTCTCTCTAACTTTATTTATAAGGTTGTTGCTAGAAGTTAAGATGTAGTTGCTAGCATTTTCATCGTTCTCTCTAACTTTATTTATAAGGTTGTTACTAGAAGTTAAGATATAGTTGCTAGAGTTATCGTCATTCTCTCTAACTTTGTTTATTAGATTGTTGCTAGCAGTTAGAATATAATTACTGCTGTTCTCATCATTCTCTCTAACTTTGTTTATTAAGTTATTACTGGAGGTTAAAATGTAGTTGCTAGAGTTCTCATCGTTTTCTCTAACTTTGTTTATAAGGTTGTTACTAGCAGTTAGAATGTAATTACTGCTGTTCTCATCGTTTTCTCTAACTTTGTTTATTAAGTTATTACTGGAAGTTAAGATATAGTTGCTAGCATTCTCATCATTCTCTTTAACCTTGGCTATTAGGTTATTACTGGTGGTTAAGATATAGTTGCTTGTATCAAGGATAACATCTCTATTATTCTTTTTATATAAACCGTCTCCTGATATTTCCACATTACCGCTTACCAATACAGTATTTATATTCATATTCTTAAAAGAACCATTAGTATCCTTGATACTTAGGTCAGCACCATCATCACTTGATAATACTGTGTTATTTAAAAAGATACTATTGCCTGACAAATACAAGTCCTTCCATTTATTAGTTGGCGTTCCTAAGTTATAAAAGGTATTACTACTAGGTATAATATCGCCGCTTATTGTCATATCGCCGCTCACATTCATATCGCCGCTCACATTCATATCGCCGCTCACATCCAGTTTTGATTGCGGTTGTGTAGTGCCTATCCCAGTATTTCCTTTAATATATACATCGCCACTATTAGCAATTCTAAAGACCCCAGCGTTCATATTAGAAGCAACAAAGATATCACTAATAGTGCTATTCTGTTGAACCATTAAAGCCGTCGTGGTATTGTTAGCATTCACAACCTCAAGCCGCTCAGTAGTATATAGGATAGTGTCAAGTTGCGTGGTATCACCTAGAACTATTAAATTAGAATTGATAGTTAAAGAGCCATTCACTTCTAAATCATCATTATATCTATTATTTACTATAAACTTGTTAGCGGCACTAACAACCTCTGTTATCATATCCGTTGTTAAATCTGTAATCCTTTGTGATATGAGATTGCTAGTAGATAATACATAGTTGCTAGAGTTGGTGTCGTTTTCTTTAACTTTATTTATTAAGTTATTGCTAGCAGTTAGGATATAGTTGCTAGCATTCTTACTTGCTATTGCTATGTAATTACTAGAGTTCTCATCGTTTTCTCTAACTTTGTTTATAAGGTTATTGCTAGCAGTTAAGATATAGTTGCTAGAGTTCTCGTCATTCTCTCTAACCTTGTTTATTAGATTGTTGCTAGCAGTTAAGATATAGTTGCTAGCATTCTTACTTGCGATTGATATGTAATTGCTAGAATTCTCATCGTTTTCTCTAACTTTGGCTATAAGGTTATTACTGGAGGTTAGAATGTAATTACTAGAGTTCTCATCGTTTTCTCTAATTTTGTTTATTAGATTGTTGCTAGCAGTTAAGATGTAGTTGCTAGCATTCTTGCTTGCTATTGCTATGTAATTACTAGAGTTCTCATCGTTTTCTCTAACCTTGTTTATTAGGTTATTGCTAGCAGTTAAAATATAGTTGCTAGAATTCTCGTCATTCTCTCTAACTTTATTTATTAGATTGTTGCTAGCGGTTAGGATATAGTTGCTAGAGTTCTCATCGTTTTCTCTAATTTTGTTTATTAGATTGTTGCTAGCAGTTAAGATGTAATTGCTAGAGTTCTCATCATTTTCTTTAACTTTATTTATTAAGTTATTACTTGAGGTTAAGATATAGTTGCTAGCATTCTTACTTGCTATTTCTATGTAATTGCTAGAGTTCTCGTCATTCTCTCTAACCTTGTTTATTAAGTTATTACTGGAAGTTAAGATATAGTTGCTAGCATTCTTACTTGCGATTGCTATGTAATTGCTAGAGTTCTCGTCATTCTCTCTAACCTTGTTTATTAAGTTATTACTAGAGGTTAAGATATAGTTGCTAGAGTTCTCGTCATTCTCTCTAACCTTGTTTATTAAGTTATTACTGGAGGTTAGGATATAGTTGCTAGCATTCTTACTTGCGATTGCTATGTAATTACTGGAGTTCTCATCATTCTCTCTAACTTTATTTATTAAGTTATTGCTAGCAGTTAAAATATAGTTGCTAGCATTCTTACTTGCTATTGCTATGTAATTGCTAGAGTTCTCGTCATTCTCTCTAACCTTGTTTATAAGGTTATTACTGGAGGTTAAGATGTAGTTGCTAGCATTCTTGCTTGCTATTGCTATGTAATTGCTAGAGTTCTCGTCATTCTCTCTAACCTTGTTTATTAAGTTATTACTTGAGGTTAAGATGTAGTTGCTAGCATTCTTGCTTGCTATTGCTATGTAATTGCTAGAGTTCTCGTCATTCTCTTTAACCTTGTTTATTAAGTTATTACTAGCAGTTAAGATATAGTTGCTAGCATTCTTGCTTGCTATTGCTATGTAATTGCTAGAGTTCTCGTCATTCTCTTTAACTTTATTTATTAAGTTATTGCTAGCAGTTAAGATATAGTTGCTAGTGTCAAGGATAACATCTCTATTATTTTTTTTATAAACACCATTACCGTTAATAAGTACATCGCCATTATTTGCTATCTTAAAGACCGCCGCACTCATATTAGAAGCAACAAAGATATCACTAATAGTGCTATTTTGCTGAACCATTAAAGCCGTCGTGGTATTGTTAGCATTCACAACCTCAAGCCGCTCAGTAGTATATAGGATGGTGTCAAGTTGCGTGGTATCACCTAGAACTATTAAGTTAGAGTTGATAGTTAAAGAACCATTCACCTCTAAATCGTCATTATATCTGTTATTTACTATAAACTTATTAGCGGCACTCAGGTTCTCTGTTATCATATCAGTTGTTAAATCAGTAATTCTTTGTGATATGAGATTGCTAGTAGATAATACATAGTTGCTAGAGTTGTTGTCATTCTCTTTAATCTTATTTATAAGGTTATTACTGGAAGTTAGAATATAATTACTAGAGTTCTCATCATTCTCTCTAACTTTGTTTATTAAGTTATTACTGGAGGTTAGAATATAGTTGCTAGAGTTCTCATCGTTCTCTTTAACTTTGTTTATTAAGTTATTACTGGAGGTTAGAATATAGTTGCTAGAGTTCTCATCGTTCTCTTTAACTTTATTTATTAAGTTATTACTAGCAGTTAAGATGTAGTTGCTAGAGTTCTCATCATTCTCTCTAACCTTATTTATAAGATTGTTGCTAGCGGTTAGAATATAGTTGCTAGCATTCTCATCGTTCTCTCTAACTTTGTTTATTAAGTTATTACTGGAGGTTAGAATATAGTTGCTAGCATTCTCATCGTTCTCTCTAACTTTATTTATTAAGTTATTACTGGAAGTTAAGATGTAGTTGCTAGAGTTCTCATCGTTCTCTCTAACTTTATTTATTAAGTTATTGCTAGCAGTTAAGATATAGTTGCTAGAGTTCTCATCGTTCTCTCTAACTTTATTTATTAAGTTATTGCTAGCAGTTAAGATATAGTTGCTAGAGTTCTCGTCGTTCTCTCTAACTTTATTTATTAAGTTATTACTAGCGGTTAGAATGTAGTTGCTAGAGTTCTCATCGTTCTCTCTAACTTTATTTATTAAGTTATTGCTAGCAGTTAAAATGTAATTACTAGAGTTCTCATCATTCTCTCTAACTTTATTTATTAAGTTATTGCTAGCAGTTAAAATGTAATTACTAGAGTTCTCATCATTCTCTCTAACTTTATTTATAAGGTTATTGCTAGCAGTTAAGATATAGTTGCTAGAGTTCTCGTCGTTCTCTCTAACTTTATTTATAAGGTTATTGCTAGCGGTTAAGATATAGTTGCTAGAGTTCTCATCGTTCTCTCTAACTTTATTTATAAGGTTATTGCTAGCGGTTAGAATATAGTTGCTAGAGTTCTCATCATTCTCTCTAACTTTATTTATTAAGTTATTGCTAGCAGTTAAGATATAGTTGCTAGAGTTCTCATCGTTCTCTCTAACTTTATTTATTAAGTTATTACTAGCGGTTAGAATATAGTTGCTAGCATTCTCATCGTTTTCTCTAACCTTGGCTATAAGGTTATTACTAGCAGTTAAGATATAGTTGCTAGAGTTCTCATCGTTCTCTTTAACTTTGTTTATTAAGTTATTACTGGAGGTTAAGATATAGTTGCTAGCATTATTATCGTTCTCTTTAACCTTGGCTATAAGGTTATTACTTGAGGTTAAGATATAGTTGCTAGCATTATTATCGTTCTCTCTAACTTTGTTTATTAAGTTATTACTGGAGGTTAAGATATAGTTGCTAGAGTTCTCGTCGTTCTCTCTAACTTTGTTTATTAAGTTATTACTGGAGGTTAAGATGTAATTGCTAGAGTTCTCGTCGTTCTCTCTAACTTTATTTATAAGGTTATTACTGGCTGTTAAGATATAATTACTAGAGTTCTCATCGTTCTCTCTAACTTTGTTTATTAAGTTATTACTGGAAGTTAGAATGTAATTACTGGAGTTCTCATCATTCTCTCTAACTTTGTTTATTAGGTTGTTGCTAGCGGTTAGAATATAGTTGCTAGCATTCTCGTCGTTCTCTTTAACCTTGTTTATAAGGTTATTACTAGCGGTTAGAATATAGTTGCTAGAGTTCTCATCGTTCTCTCTAACTTTGTTTATTAAGTTATTACTGGCTGTTAAGATATAGTTGCTAGCATTTTCATCATTCTCTCTAACTTTATTTATTAAGTTATTACTGGAGGTTAAGATATAGTTGCTAGAGTTTTCATCATTCTCTCTAACTTTATTTATAAGGTTATTACTGGAGGTTAGAATGTAATTGCTAGCATTCTTGCTTGCTATTTCTATGTAATTACTAGTGTTCTCATCATTCTCTCTAACCTTGTTTATTAAGTTATTACTGGCGGTTAGGATATAGTTGCTAGTGTCAAGGATAACATCTCTATTATTTCTCTTATAAACGCCAGTATTAATATGGATATCGCCATTATTAGCAATTCTAAAGACCGCCGTGCTAATGTTAGAAGCAACAAAGATATCTCTATTCGCACTATTCTGTTGAACCATAAAAGCCGTCTCAGTATCGTTAGCATTCACCACCTCCAATCTCTCTGTGGTATATAGGATGGTATCAAGACGGGTTGTATCACCTAGCACTATTAAATTAGAAGCGACTGTTAAAGAACCATTAATCTCTAAATCATTATTATATTTGTTATTCACTATAAACTTGTTAGCGGCGCTCAGGTTCTCTGTTATCATATCAGTTCTTAAATCAGTAATCCTCCGTGATATGAGATTGCTAGCGGTTAATATGTAATTGCTAGTATCAAGTATAACATCCCTATTATTTCTCTTATATATTCCTGTAATATTGATATCTCCTAGAACATCTAATGCGTTTTTAGGAGAACTGCTACCAATCCCCACTCTAGCATTTCCACCTCCCGCTATATATATGTTGCTAGCCGCATTAGCATTTGTCCCATATTGGGCTATAGGCGTTGCCGTGCTAGCGTTTCCCGCTATTATAGTGGTAGCCGAGATACCCCCATTAGCCGTTAGCAGGCTTCCAGCAGATACTATGATACCCTGTGTCGCTGTTATAACATCTGTAGCATTTATAGAGGTAGCGTAGATGCCTCCGTCAGCGATTATACCATAACCATAAGGCACGATGATACCACCATTCGCACTCATCGTTTCGGCGACATTTAGGTAGGTGGTATTAACTGTGGTAGTATCAATAGCGGGCGTTGATAACCCATCCACCACATTTAGCATCTGTCCGGTAGGTATGGTTAAACCACCATTTGCCGTAATTAATCCAGAGATATTTGCGGCACCTAATACATCCAGAGCGACTGTAGGAGAGGCACTACCAATTCCTATGCGAGACCTAGCACCGCCTAGTAAATATATGTTGCTGGCTGCGTTGGCGTTGGTGCCGTATTGGGCTATAGGCGTGGTTATTAGCGTGTTGGTAAGTAAAAAGTTAGAGGATATTGTGGTTCGCCCAACTATATTAACATCGCCGACCACATCCAACTTAGACTTTGGCGCGATGCTTCCAAGCCCCACATTTCCCGACTGTAATATACAAAAATCTATGCGATTAGAGGTATTGTTCCGTATATTAAGTGTTCCATCGTTATTGATTATGTCCCACTTGTTATAATTGTAATTATTATCGCTATATAATTCAATATTATTATTAAAACACTTAATCATTTGCTATAACACTACAATATTTAATATATATATATATAATTATAAGAGCACTTAAGGAAAGCATTCCTTAAATCCCCTGAATATGCTCGCTATTATATAAAAATTGATGATATCATATAAGATATATAGTAAGTAAGTAATGTCTGGAATTATGGGCGGCGGCGGCGGGAGCAGCGGGAGCGATAGCGTGATTAACATCTATATTGACGGCTCGTGTATCCATAATGGTAGCCCTAATGCTATCGCAGGATATGGTGTATATTTTAAAGCCGATGACGAGAGAAACGAGTATGCTAGGGTTGTAGGGAAACAGACTAACAATACTGGCGAATTAACGGCATTTATTCGTGCCGTTGAGAAGATACAAGACGAATTAACCAAGGAGCCGCCAGTCAAAAAAATATCCATATATACCGATTCAGAGTATGTGATTAAATGCGCTGGTGCCTACGGCGACAGGTTATTCAAGAATGACTGGAAGACGACTGAAGGTAAGGTTCCGCCTAATCTTAAACTATTACAGAGAATTCGGGAAATCTATCGCCCATACAAAAAACACATAGCACTACATCACATTAAAGCACATACTGGATTTGACGACGAGCATTCTATTGGGAACGCTGAGGCTGATAGATTGGCTAATTTGGCTGTCGGCGTAAGCGGCGCCGCAGAGTATATAGACAATACCTTGGTATCTAATATCAAGCCTGATAATTATAATAAGAATTATATCAATATTGGCTTTGACTACAAAGATGATGTGAAGAAGTTGGGGGCTAAATGGGATTTGCGGTGTAAGAAATGGTATTACGAGGACAACATCAGCGAGGAGAATATTAAGGCTATTCTAGAGATAGAGAAAGTCTCCTTAAGTAGCGAAGATAAGGCAGCGACAGGCGCAGCGGACGGCGGAGAGGCTAGCGGTGCGGATATTGAGAAGCACAAAAAGATATTTGTGAAGATACCTTTTCATAAAAAGAATGACGCTAAGAAACACGGGTGCCGCTGGGAACCTGAGAAGAAGTCTTGGTATTATATGTCTAATCTAGAAAAAAATAAAATAGATAGCATCATTAAATTAGTAGAATAGGCGGCTACGCCTGAAGGCTCTTAGCATTCGTGTTATATATATATGTGTATATATATGTATATATATATTTTCTATTTTTATATTATTCAAAGATAATCTTGGTATTATTATTGAATATCTCAGTATATTCCTTAGGGATATTCTCAAATGATATCAGTTTCATATTTAAACGGAACTTGTCTTCGTAGCCACAATCCCTTATATACTTTTCTCGGTCTTCGTCAGTCATATTAGATATCATTAGTGCCTTTTCTTTTGTTATTCCAGAGCCAATCTTGGAGATATTGTCGCTCTTGTCGCCATAAATCGCCTTAAATAGCAAATCAACCTTCGGGTTATTGAAGCCTCGCTTCATCAGTTCCTTAAATTGCATATTATATACTAGCGTCTGCGTATCTACCAATTGTAAGAAGTCGTTGTCGTTCGTTATGATGACTACTTTGATGTCGTCTGTCGCAGCGATAGCCGCTATCGCTGCGATAGCCGTCTTAGCCATCTTTTGCGTTAAGTATATAACATCGTCGCCTTCCAATCTGTTCTGCGATATGTATTTAAAGCCTAGCGAATTAGCGTAATCGCTAAAGATACTAAATATCTTTTTATTAAAGTTGGTCTTTTGGATGCGTGTCGCCTTGTAGGTATCATAGATGTCGTTTCTCCAAATGTCGGTGCGCTGACAATCTACGCAAAACACGATGTTGTCCTTGTTGGTATTCCATTTTTTACAGATTTTCTTAATATCATTATTGATATGCTTATAAAACGCTGTGATAAAAACCTCGTTATTGACGATGTCATCAACGGCTACATCTATATTTTGAAACGAGAACCACCTGTAAGTCGCAAAATATCTATGAAATACATAATAACTGCTATCTATAAGAACAATATTATTCTTGTTAAAATAAATAGTATTCATCAATTATATTTAGTATATTACTTTTATTTAAATAATAAATAATCATTTTTTAGTTATTTTTGCTTGCTTTTTGTCTCGCAGCCTCACTTTGTATCGTCGCTCGCCTTTTGTCTCGCCGCTCGCCTTTTGTCTCACCGTTCGCATACTGTCTCGCACTTCACTTTGTATCGTCGCTCGCCTTTTGTCTCACAGCCACCATAATCTCTCGCAATTCTTCAGGCTTATTCTTATATTCTTTCCATTCATACCTAGCACAATCGTAATTCTTCTTATTGTCAGCACACTCCTTTTTAAGTTGCTGAATACGATATGTTATAAACAGGGTATAATCTGTAGCGGCGGTAGCAACAGGCTTAGCATCTGTAGCATCAGCAGGCTTAGCAACAGTAGCAGTAGCATCTGTAGCAGCAGCGGTAGCAGCGGTAGCAGCGGTAGCAGCGGTAGCAGCGGTAGCATCTTTAGCAGGCTTAGCAGGCTTAGCAGCAGCGGCGTTAGCGGTCTTGCGGGCTTTTGGTTTGGTTTTTTTGTTATCTTCTGTTGCTACGCTAGGTGCTACGCCAGTTTCTGTTGCTACGCTAGGTAATACGACAGTTTCTATGATAGGTTCTACAATAGCGACACTAGCAACGCTAGCGACGCATTCCTTTAAGTCCCCTGTCCTTAAGTCCCCTGTCCTTAAGTCCCCTGTCCTTAAGTCCCCTGTCCTTAAGTCCCCTGTC